CTGACGGTCGGCGGCTGGCTTGACCTCCGCAGATGCACGGGGCTGACCGCACTACCCGATAATCTGACGGTCGGCGGAGACCTTGACCTCAGCGGATGCACGGGGCTGACCGCACTACCCGATAATCTGACGGTCGGCGGAGACCTTGACCTCCGCAGATGCACGGGATTGACCGCACTACCCGATAATCTGACGGTCGGCGGCTGGCTTGACCTCAGCGGATGCACGGGATTGACAGAGCTACCCGATAAATATAAGCCGCGAAAGCTCAAAAACGGTGACTATAAGGCGGGACGGTATCTTTATGCAGACAATATACTCACACACATCAAGCGCGTAAAGAAAATGGGCAAATACTATTACTATATCGGCAAAATAAGAGGTAAAAACGTTATCTTTGACGGCAAGCATTATGCACACTGCAAGTCATTTTCCGACGGCGTAAAGGACATTGAATTTAAGAATGCCAAAGAGCGAGGCGTAAAGCAATACAGACAGCTCAAGCTGTCAGACACGGTGACAAAAGATGACGCTATAACGATGTATCGCATTATAACCGGAGCTTGCCGCGCGGGCACGGACGGCTTTGTCGGCAGCCTCGGCAAAACGAAAGACAGATATACCATTGCCGAGATAATCGAGATTACAAAAGGGCAATACGGCGCGGCGGTATTCGAGAATTTCTTCAAGGAGGAATAAAACATGAGCGAACAGACACACGCGCAGAAAGCAATGATACTCGAGCATTTTCTCCAAGGGAAAACGCTCACGCAGGCAGAAGCCTACGACAGATACGGATGCTTCCGACTTTCGGCGAGAATACGCGAAATAGAGCTTATGGGCTACACGGTAGAACGGTCTCGCGAATGTGCGCAGAACAGATACGGAAAGCAGGTTTATTACACAAGATATTACATACCGGAACAGGAGGCAATAAATGCCGAGATACATTGACGCTGAAAAAATCAAATACACAGAATACATAAACGGCGATGTGACCGTTTCAAAAGACTTGGTTGAAAAAATCCCCACCGCCGATGTGCAGGAGGTGAAGCATGGAAGATGGCTATTCGGCAGATTTGGAAGCGGATGGTGCTCCGAATGCCACCATTGCGGATTTGTACGCGGTGAAGACGATGTTCCGAATTATTGCCCGAATTGCGGCGCAAAGATGGATTTAGAATCTAAAAAAGCAATGAGAGGAGAAATATGAAAGACGGATTATTTCGCGCAAAGTGCAAATATACAGGTGAATGGGCGTATGGCTATCTTGTGAAACTTGGCAAAGAAAGCTTTACGGAGATGGATAGATTCGGAATATGCGATACCGCTGTTCCGGTAGGCAGTGGAGGCGGTGTTATCTACAACCTGAAAATAAAAGAAGTCTATCCCAATACAATATGCGAGGCAACAGGACTTTACACAGCCGACGAACAGGAAATCTACGAAAACGATATATGTCTCTTTGATGACAGGCATTTCGTGGTAAAAAGAGAATGCGAAGTCCCCGGCGGTTACTGGGCTGAAACTGGATTTGTCCTTAAAGAAATCGGGTACACCGGCTACACGCATTTTGTAGATACCGTGGACGACTACGAATGCGAAATGCAGGTAGCAATAATCGGGAATGCATTTGATAACAAGGAACTTATGGAGGGGCTGTTATGACGGAAAAGTTAAAATGTTGCCCGTTTTGCGGAGGGAAAGCGACAATTATCTGCTGTGACGATGAGGGAAATATCCGCCACGATAACTATGCAAATGACCCGTGGAGCGGCTTAGGGTATCAAATCAGACATTCGCACGAAGAAAACGAAGATTGTCCGATTGCAAGATATGCCGAGGACGGCGCTATAATGGGCGGCGTATATATCTACGACACAAGAGAGGAAGCAATTGAAGCATGGAACAGGAGGGTTAATAATGCCGTCACTTAACAAATGTATTTTCATAGGGCGCATAGTGGACGACCTCGAGCTGAAACAAACAAACGAGGGTATCTACGTAATAAAATTTTCGATTGCGGTTTCAAGGCGCGTTCCGCCGAAGGAAAAAGGGGATTATCCGCCCAGCGATTTCTTGCGCATAATCGCATGGAGAAAGACCGCCGAATTTATAGCAAGATTTTTCCGAAAAGGCGATTTCATTTCGCTTGTCGCCGAGGCACAGAGCGCATCGTACACGGACAGCAACGGAACGCGCAGATACACCACGGAATTTTTGGTGCAGGAAGCGAATTTCATAACGCCGAAAGGAGCACCTGTACCGCCCGACAACATAGAACCTACGCCAAATCCCGATTTCGGCACGGTGCCGCGATATGCCAAGAACAGCACGCCGAATTTCACGGAGACGGACGGCTCGGATGACGATTTCCCCTTTTAAGCGAAAGGCGGTAAAAAATGGCGGAGGGATGGATTTGTCTGCACCGGAAGATGCTGGACAACGGCACGGTGTGCAGGGATGCCGCACACATGGCTATATGGGTCTATCTGCTTCTCTCTGCCGAGCACGAAGAAACGGAAGTCTTATTCGGCGGAGAAAGGCGGGTTCTCAAAGCGGGTGAGCTGATGATTTCGGTCAACAAATTTGCCGAGACATACGGAATAGAAAAAAATAAAACATGGCGCATTCTTAAACGGTTTGAAGCGGAAAAACAAATCACAATATGTTCCGACAAACAACAGACAATGATAAAAATCACGGAGTGGGGAAAATACCAATTTTCGAGTGTTTCCGAAAAAGTGAGACACGAAGTGAGACACGAAGTGAGACACGAAGTGAGACACGGCGAACATCCCGAAAACGCAGACGCGGCAACGGTTTTCGGGCTTACAAAAAACGAAAGTGAGACACGAAGTGAGACACCGAGTGAGACACGAGCGCAAAAAAGCGAAAAAGAAAAAAAGACTTTTCCCCCACACCCCCTTATAGAAAAAAATAAAAAGCCAAAAAAATTTAAGGCACCCAACAAGGTTTATTATAATGCCGAGTGCGAACCCAAGCTCAGCTTACAGACAGAGCATATCAAAAATAATTCAGTCCACAAAGTCTCACTACGTTCGACCGTGCGCACACACGCACGCGAAAAGGGCGAGACGGAAAACGCGCTAAAAAAAGAAATCATCGATTTTTTTGTCGGGCACGGCAGCGACGAAAATACGGCAAAGCGGTTTTACGACTACAACGCCTTAAAAAATCCGAACTTTACGGACTGGAAATATTTTGCCGGAAAATGGAATAAGCTTGAGCGCGCACCTCTCGGTGCACTGCCGAGGGGACAGCCGAAAGAAAAAGAAAAAGAATGCGGCTTTGACCTCGATGAATTTTTCGAGCTGGCGCAGAGGAAAGGAGCGGAGAGCCATGAAAAGGCTGATACGCAAAATAATACACATGCTCCGTGACGGAGTAAAAACGGCAAGAGGCTATTTTGAGAGAGCCGACGCGAAAGACGCGATAATCTATGCGGAATATCAAAGCTACACAGACAGGTGGGCAAACTCATGAATATCTTGAAAAAAGCAATCGATTATCTGAGGCAACCGAAAGCGGGACAGAAATTCGGCATGCTGACCGTGATACAGCAATTCGGCTGGCGGCTTGATGAACGCGCGTATTTCTGCAAATGCAGATGCGGCAGCTTCTGCTTTCGCACCGCAAAGCAGCTGCGCGGAGATTATTTCCCTAATTGCGGATGCCTCGACAGATACACGGGAGGAAGAAACGATGAATAAAAAAACATTACGCGGAGTGCCGAAGAAATCGGCAACAATACCGAAAAGCGAGGAGCGCATACGGCTTGAGGCAAGACAGAAATTTGCGGACGAGCTGATGATTGAGCTCCGGCGCAAAAGCAAAAAGGCACTTGAAATGAAAATTCAAGTGGAGCGTAGCTACGGCTTCAGGTTGTCAGCATATTACGGCGGACAAGCGATTGCGCTCGGTGCGGTAATGCGCATGATAAGCGGAAAGGTATACGAAGAATGAGAGCACCTTACATGAGCAAAGAAGATATAGCCGCCAACTACAAAATGGCTAAATACAAATACCGCCAGATAGGCATTCTCGCAGACCTCAATCTCTGCAGGCGCAAGGACATAATCGCAATTCTCGTGGAAAAGGGCGTTTACATACCGCCGAAATCGGGGAAGGGAGAGGGCAAAGGATGCAGACTGAGCGGATAAGCGAAACTGTGATAAAAGCTATCACCGAGGAATTTGAGCGCGGGCTTCGCATGCATCTCTTCTCCGACAGTGTTTATCCCACCGAGGTGACCGTGCATACTGAATATCCCGAAAGCAAGCAGACGATAACCATAAATTTCCACGATGTGACGGAAAGGATACGAAAATGGGAAAATTCAAAAATCCGCTCATAAAGCAGAAATTGCGCGAGAGCGAAACGCGCAGGATAGCCCGTGAGGAATACGACAGAGTATGCCGCAAATGGACGGAAAGGTTCAATCTCGTATCGAATACCATTGCGCTATATACTCTTCACACGGCTTTCGGTTTCGGAAAAGACAGGCTGACGAGGTTTCTCTCCGCCTGCCAGAGCATACAGGCGCAAATGAGCGAGCGATATGAGGACGCGGATTTCTACGCCATGAAAAAGGCTCTGCTCGATATCGGGATTGACACCGAAAAGATAGTCGGCGAGATGATGGCGGACGAAAACAGCGCATGGACGGGAGTTGATACGAATTGAGCCTGACATACACCGACTACGCCAACCGAGCCGAATGGCTCAAAGGCAGAGCCGCCACGATAGGCGCAAGCGAAGCCGCCTGCATCCTCGGCATGGGCTTTATGAGCCCTGACGACCTGTACAGGGAAAAGACGGGAAAGCCGCGAGCCGCACACAAGAGCGGGTCGGAAAACCGCCGCATAGCATACGGTACGGCGGCAGAGGAATATTTACGCGGGCTATTTGCCCTGCAATTTGCCGCAAAATACCAAATGGCTTATCATCCTTTTCGCGTTTACATAAACGACCGGCACCCGCACATGAGCTGCACGCTTGACGGCGAAATAGCATCAATCGACGGCAGGCGCGGCATATGGGAATGCAAAACGGCATGGATTATGCGAAAGAGCGATGCGGACGAATGGAACGGCAAGCTGCCGCAGAAATATTATATTCAGCTGCTCGCACAGCTTGCCGTGACGGAATACGACTTTGCCGTGCTGACGGCACAGCTCATATATCCCGACGGAGCATCCGAGATAAAGCATTTCCCCGTTCAGGCTGCCGAGGTAAAGGCAGACATGGAATATCTCGCCTGCGAATGCGAAAAATTTTACAGGGACTGCATAATGGCGGACAAGCCGCCGAAAACACTTTTAACTTTGTAGGAGGCAAAAATGATTTACATAGGCATAGACCCGGGCAAATCGGGCGGAATAGCGGCGATAATTGACGGCAAAGCCATGGCATGGGCTTATGACGACGCGGTACTGAAAAACGTGCTTCGAACCTCGGGCGGAGAGGGTACGATGTGCTTTGTCGAAAAAGTGAGTGCGATGCCGAAACAAGGCGTAACCTCGATGTTCAACTTCGGCAAGTCTTTCGGGTACATTCTCGGAATGCTCGAATACACCGAAACGCCATATCAGCTGATACCGCCGCAGAAATGGAAAAAGGCATATTCGCTCGACGGCGACAAGGCTCACTCCGTAGCCGCATGCAAAAGGCTTTTTCCCGAGATTTCGCTTTTGCGAACGGAACGTTGCTCAAAAGAGCATGACGGAATGGCGGAGGCTCTGCTGATAGCCGAATACTGCCGAAGGATAACGGGAAAGGGATGAAAACATGGAAAACGCGAAAATGAAAATTAAACGCGAAATAGGCACTGTAGGCGTAGGCACTGGGCTTAATGCCGAAGAGCGGCTCTCGCTTGTGCATCTGCTGATAAAAGCGGGATATGCGTGCAGAATTTCACGCCGGAAAGTATCTGACAGGGTCGGATATGCGTATTTCGTAGAATACTGGGAGGAATAAAGCGATGATTGAAATAAAGTGCAGATACAACGGGCAGAAATCGCCATACGGCGACTACTACCGCGAATTTACGGTAAAGACAACCGAGGGCGAAAGCCGGAACGACATACTCGTCTACATAAAGCGCGGCGAAATTACATGCCGCCCCGAAAAAGAGACATGGGAAAAGAAGCTTCGCGAAGGCGGCGAAGAGGCGGACATGAGATATTATTTCCGCGGCTACTACACGCTGACGCAGACAGGCAAAAACGAATGGCTCTATACGACTGTAGAGCCTTATGCGGATTGAGGCATTTTATGAACCGCATATATGAGGAGGCACGGCAACTGCCGATATTCGGCGGGGAAAAGCCGTTCCGGACAGAAAAGCCCATACGGCTGATAGAATTATTCGCGGGCTACGGTTCGCAGGCTCTCGCTCTGAAATATCTCGGCGTTCACTTTGAGCACTGGAAAATAAGCGAATGGGCTGTAAAATCCATTTCGGCATATAAAGACCTGCATTTCGGCAAAGACGAAACCGATTATTCCGCCGGTCTGACGGCGAAGCAAATAAAAGAATGGCTTGTCGGGCGTATATCGGCGGACTATTCGACACCGATGACCGAAAAGCAAATTGCGAAGCTTCCCGAAAAGCAGGCACGGAAAATTTACGGTAACATGCAGGCTACGCACAATCTCGGCTCGATAACGAAAATGCGCGGAGAGGATTTGCAAATCACCGACACAGACCGCTACGAATACATAATGACCTACAGTTTTCCCTGTCAGGATTTGAGCAATGCGGGAAAAGGCGCAGGCATGGGAAGAAACAGCGGAACGCGGAGCGGGCTTCTGTGGGAAGTGGAGCGGCTGCTGAAAGAAGCGGAAAACCTTCCGCAGATTCTGCTCATGGAAAATGTCCCCGAGGTAATCGGAAAGAAAAACATAAAGCATTTTTCGGAATGGATAGGTTTTCTCGATTCTCTCGGCTACAAATCAAAACGGAATCTGCTGAATGCGAAAAATTTCGGAATACCGCAGAACAGAAACAGATGCTTTATGGTGAGCATACTCGGCGATTATTACTACGAAATGCCGGACGGTTTTGCTCTCGATTATGTTTTGCGTGACTTCTTGGATTACGGTGTGGATGAAAGTTATTATATAAGCGACAAGGCAGTACGCACATTAGAACTCCATAAAGAGCGAAATGCCGCACGCGGAAACAGCTTCGGCTGGAACCCGACCTTCGGGGGGGGGTACAGCGCACACCATTAAAACAGAGGGCGGCTACAGACCGCACAGTAACTTTATTATTGAGCGGAAAGGGCAAAATCATAGAGAAAATCGGAACGACAACGGCAAACACAATAATGGCTCGGGACTGCAAAAGCTTCGGCAATCAGGCAATGAATGCGGTAGCGGAGTACCGCGGGCGGACGGCATCACGCTCGGAAAAAGCCGAAGCTTCGCAAGAGCACCCATGCCGGACATGTGCAGAGCAATCGATACTCAAGGGACGAACGGAGTAGTGGAATGGAAGAACTGAATTGCATGAAGATTGCTACGCTGAGCGGCGGAAAATGGGACAACACATTGGAGCGCAGCTGCCGCGTTTATTCTGCCGATGCGATTTCTCCAACAGTCGTAACATGCACGGGCGGGGGGCAGGATGTGAAAATACTTGACGATGAAAACCGTGAATGCCGCGTGCGAAAACTGACCGAGGGCGAATGTTTCAGGCTGCAGGGCGTAAAAGACGAGGACTATGCAAAGATACGGAAAAATCACTCGAAATCCGCCTGCTATCATCTTGCGGGAGACAGCATATGCACAAGCGTACTGATGGCGATATTCGGACAGATGCTCGGGCTGGACTATGAAACAAAAATAAAAGAACTCACAAAAGAACTATCGAAAGGACGAAAAAATGACAGAGATTGATTTTGACAAGGCTCTGACTGCATTTGCAGAGCCGGACATGCCTGTGACGGTGGAATTTACCGTACAGATGGACTTTGTGCAAAAGCTTCCGCAGATTCTCTCCAACATAGAGAAAATCAAAAGCTGGGCTACGGCACGCACCGAAAACGACAGAACGCTCATACTTCGCACGGATGAGGACTTTGAAAAAGCAAGAGAGCGTTGCGCCGAAATAAACAAGATAATAAAAAGCATAGACGACAAGCGCAAAGAGGTGAAAAAAGAATACACCGCGCCGCTTGAAATATTTGAAAAGTCGCTGAAAGAGCCTATCGCAATACTGCAATCGGCACGCGAAAACCTCTGGGGACAGGTTCTCGAAGCGGAGGACAGGGTCAAATCCGAAAAGGAAGCCGACTACAAAAGCTACTGGGAGAGCATCAGCGCAGACAATCCGTACCGCACATTCGAGCAGATTTTCGACCGGTCTTGGCTGAACAAAGGCAAGCGCAAAGAAGCGGTTTACTCCGCTATGGACGATGCATACAATGCTATCTGCACGGATATAGCGGCTATAAAAGGGCTCGGCTCGAAATACGAGGTATCGCTCCTCGAATATTACCGCGAAAATCACAGCATCGCGCAGATAATCGCATACAATGCGCGTCTCGCCGCGGCAGAAAGCCGACAGCAAGCGGAAGGCGGCACGGACAAACAAATACCCTCTGAAAATTCAAAGCCCGTGCAGAGCGTTTGCGGAAACGAGAAAGGCATGCCTGATGACACAGAGGAAAGCATGACGATGGATTTCCGCGTTTATGCGACGAAAACGCAGCTCACGAAACTCAAAGAATTTCTCAACGCAAACAAAATAAAATACGGCAGAGTGCCGAAAGGAGAATGAATGAAACTTGACATTGTGGCAGGCTCGGGAAACGACGAATTTTACACGCCCAATTATGCGGTGCTGCCGATTTGTAAATACTTAAAACCGAAAAGCCGGATATGGTGTCCTTTTGATACGGAGCAGAGCTTTTTTGTAAAGGAATTTACACGGCAGGGACATCGTGTAACGGCAACTCACATTTCAAACGGGCACGATTTTTTCGATAGCAAAGGTACGGATTGCGACTATATTATTTCCAATCCGCCCTATTCGAAGAAAACCGAAGTATTTGAACATCTTTTTAAAATCGGCAAGCCCTTTGCAATGCTTGTCGGTGTGATAGGGCTTTTCGAGAGCAGGCGCAGATTTGACCTTTTCAAAAACAACGAATTTGAAATTATGTATTTTGACAAGCGGGTATCGTATTTCAAAAGCTACGAAGACCCGAAGCCGTCATTGAATCCGCCGTTTTCGTCAGTTTTTTTGTGCCACAATGTATTGCCCCGAAAAATAGTTTTTGAACATATCGAAAAATAAAAAAATCAAAGGAGAATAAAAATGGCTATAAGTAATCAGCTTGTACAAAATCAGAACGGCGGCGCAAGAACGCTGTCCGCCTATCTCGCGGGAGAAAAAGTACAGAAAAGTCTCGTTTCCACGCTCGGAAGCGAAAAAGAAATGCAAAAATTTGTCTCAAGCATCGTGGCGGCGGCAAGCGCAAACACGGCACTGCAAAACTGCGACTATTCCACGGTGGTGAGTGCCGCGCTTCTCGCAACGGCTCTGAACCTTTCGCTTTCGCCGTCACTCGGGCTTGCCTATATAGTGCCTTTTGACGACAAGAAAAACAATCGCACGGTCGGCACTTTTATACTCGGCTACAGGGGATATCTCCAGCTTGCAATAAGGAGCGGCTATTACGCCGACATCGATGTGACGGAAATCCGCCGCGGCGAATATCTCGGCAGAGACAGTGCAACAGGCAAGCCGAGATTTAAATTCATCGAGGACGACGACGAAAGAGAAAAGCTCTCCGTAGTCGGCTACATGGCATATTTCCGCTATCTGAACGGCTTTGAAAAGACCATATACTGGTCAAAGACGAAAATGCTCTCTCACGCCGACACATACAGCAAGGCTTTTTCGCTGGAGGGAAAGAACGGCAAAATGTCATTTGCCGATTTCGAGGCGGGAAAAGTGCCTGCCGACCAGCTCTGGAAATATTCCTCATACTGGTACAAGGACTTTGACGGTATGGCAAAGAAAACCATGATTCGTCAGCTCATATCCAAGTGGGGCATAATGAGCATTGACATGCAGAAAGCCTACGACGAGGATACAAAGGCAATCGACAAAGAGAATGACCTTTTCGTGGGCAACGGCGAAGCCGACGCGAGCGACAGCTTCTTCGGGAACACAGGCGGCGAATACCTCGACGAAGCGCCTGCCGCAGAAATTGCGGAAGAAGCAAAGACCGAAATCAAGACCACGCGCGGCAGAAAAAAGCCCGTGCTTGATGTTGAACCCGATGGATTTTTTACAGAATGAATACGGCGGGCAAACGCCCGCCTGAAGGAGGAAAAAAGATGGCTCTGATAGAACTTACGCTTGAAGGAAAAATTGACAAAGTGAAAAAGGCAATATCGCGCATACAGGCGTATGCATTTGATGTTCCGGCAGCGGCAATAGGCGGCGGCAAAGACAGCGTGGTACTCGACGCTTTGTGCCAAATGGCAGGTATAAAATATGAGCCGATATATAATGTGACTTCCGTCGACCCTCCGGAGCTTGTGAGGTTTATAAAATACAAAATGCCACATGTAAAGAGGCAAATCCCGAGAGATAAGGACGGCAATCCGATAACGATGTGGAATCTCATACCTCGAAAACATATGCCTCCGACACGCCTTGCCCGATACTGTTGTGCCGAGCTGAAAGAAAACCAAAACAGCGGGCGCATAACTTTTACCGGAGTAAGATGGGCGGAAAGTCAAAGACGCGCGCAAAATCAGGGGCTTATAAATTCTTGGGGGAAGGCACTCGCCGGTGCAGAAGGTGCCAAAGTCAACAAGAGCGGCGGTATCATTATGAACGACGATAACGACGAGAACCGCCATATGGTTGAGAGTTGTTTTCGCACAAACAAAACGCTTGTAAACCCGATAATAGACTGGACGGATGAAGATGTCTGGGAGTTTATACGAAGCTACAATGTACCGTACTGTGAGCTTTACGATTGCGGATTCAAGCGCATCGGATGCCTCGGTTGCCCGATGAACATGCGCGCCGCTCGCGAGCTCGAAGCCTATCCTAAATATAAGGCTTTGTACATAAAGGCTTTTGACAAGATGCTCGAAGAAATGAAAACTCCTCCTCAAACATGGAGAACAGGACGGGATGTATACAACTGGTGGATTGGTTTAAATGACCGAAGCAAAAAGAACACGGAGTTTGAACAAAGCCTGATAGAACAATCGGGAATAGAAATATATTAAAAGCAAGAGAAGGAGAAAAAAGATGAAATGTAAGGATTGCATACACTACGCGGCGCACAAGCATTTTTACTTTGGCGAAGAGGATTTTGACGAATATTTCAACGACGATAATGTAGAAAGCCAGTGCCCCGAATTTGAGGATAAAAAAGAATGGTTGAAATTGCCGTGTAAAGTGGGTGACAAAGCATACTGGATTGCCAGAAATGACATACAAGAATATACGGTAAGAGCCATCGTTGCCACAGACAATGTAAGATTCAGAGTGCTTCTGTCAGACTTTGCCCCGATGTTTGGACATCCGGACTTGTTTTTCTCGCGGGAAGCTGCCGAAAAGGCACTCGCAGAAAGGAGAAGAAAATGAAATCCGTACTTATCAGCATACACCCGAAGTGGTGTGAACTCATAGCGAGTGGAGAGAAGACGATAGAGGTGCGCAAGACGCGCCCGAAGATTGAGACACCGTTCAGGTGCTACATATACGAGACAAAAGCGCGGTCGGATATGCCGACATTCGTTGACGAGGACGGTCATGTGCTTTACACGGGGCGCGGGCAGGTCATCGGCGAGTTTGTTTGCGATAGGGTAGATATAGTCGCAAGCATCTGTACTCCTTGCATGGACTATATAACTGTCAACGATAAGTGGGATACACATTTTTCAGACATATCGTGCTTAAATGTTGATGAATTAGGAAAATATCTTGGTTTTAACAAGGACGGCTACGGCTGGCACATCTCCGACCTCAAAATCTATGACAAGCCGCGGGAATTGAGCGAGTTTTATAAAGTGTGCAACTTCGATAAGTGTGAGGGTTGCCCTCACTTATATGTTGAAAATACTCCCAGCTCATATGAAACTTGGTGCGAGTTTGACGAAAAGATGCCCATTGCGAGACCCCCGCAGTCGTGGCAATATGTGGAGGAAATTTGAGTATGGAATATAAAAGATTGACTGATAAAGATATAACAAAAGTATGCTTCGATACTTGGGAACTGTGTGGGCTTGATAATGTATGCAAAAGAGATTGTAGAGAACCCGAACCCTGCAAAATTCCTCAAATAATACACAGACTTGCCGAGTTGGAAGACAAAATCGAAAACGGAACGCTTGTCGAGTTGCCTTGTAAAGTAGGAGATATAATTTACAATAAAAATGTAAAATTTTACTTAAATCATAAAGAAATCCCCTTTGAAAAGCTAAGTGAGTTACCGCAAATGACAACTGACCGAGAAAACCATACCATTACAGAAATAGTATTACACTATATAGATAAGGATACGATATTCTTTTATACTAAAACAGAGCACTATACTGTGGCAGATGGTGCAGACCCCGAAAAGCCGACTTTTGAGGGTGATGGTTATGATGATAGCGTGCCGAACGCGGCTACTCCGGTCGATTTTGTAGAGGTTGTGCGATGCAAGGATTGCGCATACTTTGATAAAGACGCTGGGGAATGCGGAACATGCGGGGACATAGACGAGCCGTGCGGATATTGCCGCTACTGCGGGTGTTGCACAAACGATAATGGATATTGCCATCGCGGGGAAAGGAGCGAAAAATGAGAGAGATATTATTCAGAGGGAAAAGCATACTTACTGATGAATGGCTTTATGGCGTAATCGTTCATCACGCGGATGATTACTTTATGGTTGACAGCACATCGAATATTGGTTATCTCGAACCCGACCTGTTGTTTTCCGAAACCATCGGTCAGTACACGGGGTTGACCGATAAGAACGGTACGAGGATTTTTGAAGGGGATATTGTACGATACAGAGGGGAAGAACATGTCGTTGTATTTGAAACACGAGGCGAAACAGGTTATTTCGGAATCAAGATTGACCACATCGAAACATGGGGATTTTGCCTGTCCGTTCCTGCGAAATTGATGGAAGTCATCGGCAACATCCACGACAACCCGGAACTTGCGGAGGGGGCTACTATGACGGAAGAATTGAAACCCTGCCCGTTCTGCGGAGGGAAAGCGACAATTATCTACCGTGATGACGATGGAAATCTCCACGGCGATGATTACGAAGATGACCCGTGGCGCGGCTTAGGGTATCAAATCAGACATTCGCACGAAGAAAACGAAGATTGCCCGATTGCAAGATATGCCGAGGACGGTGCCATAATGGGCAGCGTATATATCTACGACACGAGAGAGGAAGCAATCGAAGCATGGAACAGGAGGGCAAGTGATGAGCAGATACATTGACGCTGAATTATTTAGTAAAAATTTGATGATGCAAGTATATCTTGCAGATGACGAGGAATTTACAAAAGCATTTGTGAGAGGGATGGAGCTTGTCAAAAAGGCGGAGGAAGAAACGCCGACTGCCGATGTGCAGGAGGTCAGGCGCGGGAAATGGATTATCGATGAAGATGGCGGCGTTGTCATTTGCTCCGAATGCGGAGAAGAACACATGTGGGATGATTTTCGACCGCCGTATTGCGATATGTGCGGCGCGAAGATGGACGGAGGCAAGTCGGATGAGTAGTAAAACAGTGCCAAATGGAGGAAAAACGATGACAAAAGAAGAGGCAATAAGACGGTTAAAACGGATTGCTGACAACGAAGCGTATGCGGACAAGTTTCAGGACGCTTGTCGGCTTGCGGTTGTGGCGCTCGAAAAACAGACCCCGAAGAAAATAACGCACACCGCGACGCTGAAAATGAGTTGCACCTGCCCAAACTGCGGAAATTGCATAGACAAGTTTGAAAAATTCGGAGAAAGTATCGTAAGGGTGAAGTATCAATATTGCCACTTTTGCGGTCAAGCGCTGGATTGGAGTGATGTCTGATGCACGATAAAATGAAACTCGACTACAACAATCTGACACGGCTGATAATGGATGCTGTTTCAGAAAAACAGGACGACGAAGAAACGCAAAACGACGCATTCGCAATCGCCATCGGGCTGGAGCTTTTGTCGTCTTACCTCAAAGACATGGCAACGCTCGCTATCAAGCGCAACGATGGCGAATTGCTTGAACTCTGCAAAGGACTTTTAATTTTAACGGAGGACGATGATGAAACCGATATATGAGCCGAAAGGCGCATTCTCCGGCTGATTTAGCCGAAATCGCGCTGAAAATATGAACAAATTGTAAATTATGCAGTATAACCAATGTATGACTTTTTAAAAAAGCAACTTTTTGTGAAAAATTATGGTATAATGTAGCTGTAAAGAGCAATTCGCACGACTTCCCGCGAATTTTGTTCAATACGAAATCCATCATTAAGAGGGACGCAGGATGCCTTACATTGCTGAAAATAAATGTGCCCGCTGCGGCGCAGTGCTCAGTGAGGATAATTGCCGAGCTTGTGCCCGAAACCTTTCGGGCATGAGTGCGCTTTGCATCGACTGCGAGCAGGCTCGCTTTGACGAGCTCGAAAAAATGAACGGCGCATGCCTTGCCCTTTATTTTTCCTGCATAGCGTTTGATGTTCCTTGCCTCCCTCTTATTCCTCCTTCCGATTTTGAAAACTGCGAGGAGAAATGGAAAGTCTACATAAGCGCACTGCTGGAAAGCGACGGATATTACCGCCGCGGAAAGCCCGCCACATTTGCGGACGGCGAAACCAATATGCGGCGTATTTTCGGCAAGGATTTGACAGAAAGCGACTTTTTGCAGTATGTCAAAGCACAGCAGGCTAAGCTGGCATCGCTCCCCGGTACGGAAGCACAGAGAAAACGCTGGGGCACCGGCGCGAATATGACGACCGAGAAGTACGATGAGCTTGACAGGCTTTACGAGGTGCGAGCCGACAGCTACCGCGGACAGACTATCACGCCGCAGATGGACGACACGCTTATGCGCGTAGCCAAATGGTCTATGGCGGCGGATGAACTCGTAGCGGCGCGGAATTACCGCGCGGCAAAAGATGTTCAGACGATGATAGACAAGGAGCTTGCCTCGGAGCAGATGAGAAAAAAAGACGAAAAGCCTATTGAAAACCTGCAGCTTGACACGCTTGTAGTGGAGCTGGAAAAGCACGGGCTGATGAAAGAGGGCAAATTTCTTACCTTTGAGGAGACAGCCGAAGCTCTCGTAAAGAACTTCATCAAACAGCCGAAATACAGATATTCGCTTGACGCGGCAGACCAGATGATTTTTGCCATGTATAACACGATGCGCGAAAACGCAGACCTCTTTATCGTAAACGAGCTTCCCGAATCGCTCCGGATTGAGGACGAACACGGCGAATTTCTGCCGGAGGAAACCGAGGACGAAAAAGAAGCGCGCAGATATGCGGGGCTGGCAAAGCTCCGACACGAAAAAGGCGATGAGCCGGAAACGGCGAGCGGTGATGCCGATGAATAACGACTCCGGCAAGGAAGAAAAAAGCTCACAGAAAGAACGGCTGAAAAACGCTGTGGAACGCGCGAAAAAGCACGGCGACCGCATAGAAATACATAACGGCAAGGTTTATGTGATAAGACGGCGGCTGCTTTTTCGGATAAGCGAGGAGCTTTTTAAAACAGAATAGAGAAAACCGAACGCAAGACGGGCGTTGTGGGAGAGCCAAACGGGGCTGCAGGCGCATGGAAACATGGGCTTGCAGCCCTTTTATCATTTTTGGGCAAATTTACGGAAGGGGGGATGCAGAAATGCCGACCGGATATGCCGGAGAGGGGAAAACATTTTCAAGAAAGCTCGGGAAATGGGTTACAAAAAACAAAAACAGGGCATTTGACTACGAAAGAATGCCCAATCAGGACAGCGCGGCACTGATAATCAGCTTTTTTCGCTGGTATCCCGACTATCTCGCGGACATGCTCCGGGACGAGAACGCGCGATACGGGCTGGAGCTTCCTCAACGGCTCATGATGCGCATAGACGCACGATACAGGAATGTATATGTAACGGGAAGCCGCGGACTTACAAAAACCTTTACAAAGATACTTACAAAGGAGCTGGAGGGTGCGACCTATCCCGGCGAAATCATGAGATATGCCGCACCGAATCAGAAACAGGCAGCCTCGCTTGCGGCGCAGGCTCACCATGAGGTGGAGAGAAATTATCCGATACTCGGAACGATATGGAAAATCAAAAACGACAGAAGCGACATGTTCCGCATGGAAACAAACTACGGCTCGGAATTCGGCATGTATTCTCCCCGCGGCGACAACAGCTCGCAGACGATAGCCGAGGAAATGGCGCAGGAAGGAAGCAAGGATGACACCTTCGATATGGAAAAATACGAGCGCGACATTTTCCCGACCTGCCGAATTGTGCGAACGATAAACAATGAAACCGACCGCACGCACATAAACCGCAAGCACTCGCACATAAGCAATGCGAGCACGAGACAAAATCCCGCCTTTTCAAAATACAGGCGCAAAGCTCTTTTCGATATGCTTTACGGCGAAAAATACGAGGGCTTCGTACTCGATATGCCTTGGGTGGTGGCTCTCATGGCAGGACTGCGCGACATAGGCTACTTCAAGGATATGAAAAGAAGCCTGAGCGCGGAAAACTGGCTTCGCGAAGCCTGCGCGAGATACACGGGGTCGAGCGAAAACCCGATGATACCCGACGACGTTCTCTCGAGAAGCCGAAAACTCATGACGATGGAAAAGTACCATTGCGGCGACAACAACGCGATTTACATAGTGGCACACGACGTTTCTTATGAAACGGGAACGCGAAACGCAAAATGCGCGGATGCCGTTATAAAGCTCACGCGCTACAAGAGCATAGCAAAGCGTGACAAATACAGAAAGCAGGTTGTCTACGTGGACAGCTACCCGCCGCCGAAAACGGCGTATCTTCAGGCGCAGAAGCTCCGAGGGCTTTATTTCAGCTACTGCAAAAACGGAGCGCAGACCACATATCTTGTAGTCGATGCGCGGGCAGTCGGCAAGGACGTGGTGGACGAGCTCATGAAACCTCCAGCTGACGGCATGCCGCCGCTCTGCACCTACAACCACATGGCTTATACGGATATCGAACAGCCGAATGCACTGCCCGTAATCTATCCGCTCAAGGCGGGCACGCGCGGTGCCGCCGATGAAGAGGGAGAAATGATACGATATGCGCAGCTCGAATTTGAGCAGGGCAATGTGGAGCTGCTGACGGCTTCGATACTCGACGGTGTAGCCGCATACAAGGTAATGAACGGCATAAAAAACGATGCGCAGGACGCGCAGATTGCGCTTCCTTACCGCAAGACGGATGAGCTCTGCCAGCAGATACAGAACCTGAAAACCGAAGTGAGCGGTATTACCCTCAAAGAGAAGCGAAAATCCAAAGCAATACAGCGAGACGACTGGTCGGCAACGAAATACGGTTTACGGTTTGCGCAAATTCTGGAAACCCTGATAAAGAAAACGGAATATCAGGCAAAATCAAGCTGGGCAGCTGAAATAGAAAAATACAAAAACGGCGGTTTCGCCGGCGCACCGCAGGCAAGCGGCACACGGGCAAATCTGCTGGCATTGAGGAAACGATGATGACTATAAAAAACTATACGCTTTACATAGGAAAGCTCGATGACATGCCGGAGGGCGAAAAATATACGTTTTACTCGCCGGAAAGCGGCTACCTGCTGGTATACAGCGACAATACAGACCTGCCGCTCGGACGCGTGCCCGCCGAAAACGAGGCGAAACTGAAAAAGACCGAGCGCGACTGGCTCAGATATGCGCGAATGGAAATTGCCGTAAACGCAATCGGCGAAGCGGCACGCGAAATAAGCGCAAGCACCGCAGGCACAGTCGCAGTAATGAATGAATTTTGCTCCAATCTTGAAAAAGAGCTGAAAGCGGAGGCTGACAATGCAGGATTATGATTTCGGCGAGTGCATATGCGAGATACGCGACAGACTTTCCAAAACGAGGAAAATACGGGCTACTTATGACGGCATAGAGGGCGAAATCACATCTCTGTGCGAAAAATACGACTACGAATACGATAAAATCGAAATCGCAGGAATATTTCTCGATATCATAGAAGCCTATATCGAAATAACATCTCTGCGCGGTCTGCGCGAGATAGCCGATATAGCGATTTCCGTAGCCCAAAATATTTGCTGAAAAGGAGAAACAATGGAAGAGACAAAGAAAAATGCTCCCGCCGCCAACTCATACGGCAGCTTGCTTGCGCGTATGAACAACATAATCGGGGCATACGGCGGTAATCTTTCCGCCGACAGCATGGCATCGGCGTTTGCCCGCGCAGGTCTCGGGCTTGCCAACATGCCACAGCTGCAGAACAGGCGCGTAAAGGCTATATCCTCGCTGCCCGCGGATTTTACGAAAGAAGAAATCGGTGCTTTCCTGCGTGCCCCTTACGGAAATGAAAGGGCGTTGCGACAGACGAGCGAAATACTCAAATGGACGGCTTATCCATACTACAAAATAACGAAAGCATATCAGGACATCCCCACATACCGGTATTATGTGAAGCCGCTGTACATCGACGCGGAAAAGGCAAAATCGGAAGGATTTATCAGAGAAGCTCGCCTTATCGACAAGCTGAATAAAGCTCTGCGACCCGATGTTCAGGCGCACAGAATAGCCGGACAGGCTATAACCGAGGGCAAGGTTTTTTACATTCTGCGCACAAGCACGGACAAAATCCACAACAAAGTAAACTATGCCTTCATGCAGCAGCTCCCGCAGGACTGGTGTACAATCATCGGCTTCAACAACATATCGGGCTACACGATATCGTTCAACATGATGTACTTCATGCAGATAGGGACGGATGTAACGCAGTTCGGCGACCTCTTTGAACCTTATCTCGATGATTTCGGCAGGATGTTCACCGAGCCTGAAGGCGCGGGGCGAAGGGGAAAATTCGTATATGCGAGCGTGCCGTGCAAAAACGGGAAAATACCTTTCTATCCGCACAATGTGAGCAGGAACGCCGCCGGAAACCCGAAAGTCTTTATGCAGAACGGCACATGGGCTTATTACGTATCGCTTCCCATAGACCGCGTATGGACTTTTGAGATAGACGATACGACATCCGCAGTTATTCCGCCGCTTGCGGGGCTGATGCTCACATACGCACAGCAGAGCGATTACGAGGCGGCGCAGCTCTCTCTGCTTCTCAACCCGCTTATAAAAATATTCACGGGCGAAATGCCGTATTACAGCGACGACGGCTCGAAAACGGATGATGCCTACAGGCTGTCGCTCGGCGGCAGGGCAATGTTTGAGCAGTTTTTCAACACGCTGATGCTTATGAACAACACGGGCGGCAGTGCCTTTTACATGGCTCCTGTGGAAAACATAAAATCTCACGATTTTGCCGAAAGTGCCAATGCGAACAACATTTCATCCTCGTTCAACAAATACGGCATGGCAAAGGCGGGGCTTTCCGGCGTGATACCCGTGGACGACGATGTAAAAGCAGGGCAGGCGGAGCTTTCCGCAAAGCTCGAAAGCAGATACAGCGAGCAGATATACCGCGGCTTCGAGAGAATGATGAATTATCTGTATTCCGCTCTTAACCTTACCTGCGAATGGGATTTTCGCATGTTCGGCTCGATATACACCGACGATGAAACGCGCAAGAATGCGCAGGCGGCGATAGCAAACGGCGACATTTCGGCGCATTACATACTTGCCGCGCTCGACGCTCAGAGCATTACGGACAAAATATCGATGATGAATGTGGTAAAAGAAAGCGGCATACTCGACATGCTCATACCGCCCGTAACCTCCTACACGATGAAGCAGGAACAAAACGGCGGCTTGCCTCCGCAGGCGGGCAGACCGCAGAACGAAAAGGTTACCGAGGGCAACGAAAAAAGCATAGATGCGGCAGGCTGACAGGAAAAAGAACGGAGGTGACAGAATGAACCCGAAAGAAATTTATAATTTTGACAATCCGAAATTTGCGGAGCTGCGAGAGCCGATGCGCGACGTTATACGGATGTACCAGAATGCCAACAGGTGGTTTGACACAACGCAGGAATATGTTTACATCGAGCAGGGAATGATTTACCTTTCCGAAATTATCCACAGGCAGGCGCATGAATTTCCGAAAAGATTTGACGCTTTCGGCGATATGCTCCATGAAAACCATCTCATGGCGGAATATCCCGGCACGGATGAGCTTGACTGGCGCGAATCGCTCAAAAGCCTCGATGACGTGTTCGAGCTTATCATGCAGACTTTTGACGGCATAAATGCCGCACTGGAGAAATTCCGGAAAGCGACGGATACACCCGATTTTCGCGCAATGTCTCTCAAAACCGAGGAGCTTATGCTGAGGAACAGCGCAGAGGGCAAAATGTTCCTCGAGCTTTGGTTCAGGTGGGCAAACGACGGAGGCAGCAAAACAAGCTTTGACGGCTGGTGTAAATCACGACTGAATGAGGAGGAGAAAACCGAATGATAAAAACCGTATCAGGCGCGGGAACGGCGCGGCTCGTTTCCGTTCGCGGAGAGCTGCGCGTTCTTGCCGAAACCGACGGACTGCGGCAGAGAGTTGAACTCCGGCTGCTGAACGGAAAGACAAATCGTAACAACTGGCGCTATGAGAATATAGCGGAGCACAGCAAGCTTTTTGCGGACACTCCCATTCTCGTGGCATATGTCGGGGAGAAAATAGGCGACGGTCACAATTTCGAGGAATACATAGACGAAAACGGAAATGTGAGTGCGTCCTTCATGGCTTCCACGGCAGAAAGAATAGTCGGTAATTTCCGCGTAGAGGACGATGTACGCATTCAAATTATCGACGGTATCGAATGGATAGTAGGCACGGGATATCTGTGGAAATGGTATGCGCAGGAACTCGTCAAAAAGCTCCGGAAACAGGGTTCGGAGGGAATGAGCGTTTCTATTGAAACTCTCGTTGACGAGATGCACATGGATGGAAACATCGAAGTATTTACCAAATACCGGATACTCGGAACAACTATACTCGGCGATGATATCGCCCCTGCCGTTGCAAGCGCAAATATCCGCGCGCTTGCCGCAATGGGTGCCGACGAGGTGAAGAAGATTACTCTTCGCGTAGCCTCCCTCAATGCCGAAAACAAAAATCCGCAAAAAAATAACGAAAAAAAGGAGAAAACAAAGAACATGAAACTGAATGACCTTGCAGAAAAGTTTACGGGCTATACGGTGCTTGCCGTAGACCAGAACACCGTAGCTTTGCTTTCCGCAAACGGCGTTCCGTATCTCTCTACAGCGGAAAAGGACGGTGAAGAGATAAGGGACGGCGCGAGAATCGAAGCTACCGCAACGGCGATTTTCGCAAACGGGGAAACAAAAGTTGAAGTTCCCGTTGAAACAATCACCGAAAAGCTCATTTCCCGCATAAATGAGCTTGAAAAGGACAATGCGGAAAAGGATGAGGCAAAGGCAACGCTCGAGGGTGTTATAAAAAAGCTTCAGACACAGGAAACCGAGCGCAGAAGAGAGGCAGTGAAAGCCGCTGTCAGAACGCGCATTTCCGAAAACTGCATAAACATCGACCTTTCCGAGGACGACTGCGCAGACCTTCTGACGGATGAAAAAATCGACGAATACTGCGCAATGGAGACAAAGGACGGCAAATTCATCGGCGAAGAGCGTGCCTGCGGCGATGTAGACGCAAGATGCATGGCGAAAATCCGCGAAGCCGCAAAAGCAAAGACGAACAAAAAATACGCATGGGATACCAACGCCGAGAACAATACGGAAAAAGACTCCGACGATGTTCAGGCGATGATTGACGAAATGACGAATAAAAGATAAGGAGAAAAAACATGGCTAATTACAGATTTGAAGTATATATTTCAAACTCGCAGAGAAACAACCTTCAGAACGTAACGGGTAAATTCGGCTCTTTCAGCGGCGATACCTTTACACCGGCGGAATGCCAGGCAGGTTTTCTTTGCGTAACAAAGGGCAGACTTCCCCTCGAGGGCTACTCTGCAGCAGGGCTCAAAAACGGAAACAGCTGGTACATGGTAGCGGCTACGAACGGTACTGTCGCAGGCTTCACAGGCGACCATACGGGTCTTTACGCCTGCAATACATACGATGTGAACAAGGCAACGGCGGGAGACCTCGTAATCAACATCCCCGGCAAGACCCTCGGACTTCCGCTCCCTGCAGACGAAAGAGGCGATTTTACCGAAATAATCGTAGGCGAAAGCTACAACTGGGGCAGCGAAAACTTTTCGACCCTTCCCACAAGTCTGACAGCCACGCCCTACGCGACAATCGCAAACGGCAAGCTCGTTGCCGCCGCTGCCGCTCCCACAGACGGAAGTGTCTACTTTGAGATAGTCGATATTTCCAAGAGATTTACAGAGGGCACATTCGACGCGGGTCAGAAGATAACCTGCAAATGTCTGCGCAGTGTAAAGGCATCCGCCTGATAAGTACATAAGAAAACGAGAGGAGAATAAAAATGAACGGAAAAGTTCTTAACAATCTGCCGAGAGATATTTTTTCTTATACATCGGCAAACAACGAACAGATAAAGGTATGCGCCGCTTCCGGTGCAACACATACTCTTGACCGCAACAAGATTATAAGCTGCGGCAGAATTGCCGCAGCCGAATATCTCGGCAAATGCGTAAACGCAGATGCAAACAACCCCTTCAAGTACAATTCCAAGGTCGAGGACTACGCTACATTTTCGCGTAACACTTGGGTAGACACAGTACTCTTCTGCGCTGCACAGGCTAACAGAGCCATAGGCAAAGAGCCCTATTCCACAATGGACGAGGTAGCCAAGGACAGAGGTCTCTATCGCGACAGAACGTTCTGGAGAGCTCTGCAGACCATCACGGAAGAGGTAATCTATCCGCTTCTTCCCGCATACATGGACGCTCCCACAGACAGAATAATCTCATGGACTACGGGCAGGCTCGGCGAGACAAAGCTCATAGACATCGAATCCAACGATTTCTTCCTCTATGAGGATGATTCTTGGGGTTCCGTATCGAGCAAGCCCGAGCAGTATCTCTACAAATCCCAGATTGCGCTCACTCCGAAGCCCTATACCGCAAAGGCAAGCATAAAGTGGTATCAGGATGTCATAGACGGCGAGGCAGGCAGGTATTATTCCGCTTTCGCACGCGGCGCAATCAACAAGATGTTTGCAACAACGGTCGAAAAATTCAAATCCGCCATTACAAACACTAAGTATCTGCCGTCAGGCAATATCCTTGAAGGCTATACTCCCGAGCACTGGAATGAGGCTGTAATGAAAGCTTCCGCTTTGAACGGCGTCAGACGCACCGAGCTCATGGCACTCGGCACGCTTGCCGGACTTTCACAGGTACTTCCCACTGTCGGCACAGGCGGTGCCGTAGCAGGCATTCAGGGCGAAATCGGCGTTGAATATGTCCGCAACGGCTTCCTCGGCAATGTTGCGGGCGTAGACCTCGTGGAGGTCGGTCTCGCCGTAGTACCCGGCACGCAGAACTACAACCCGCAGTTTATCAGCCTCGACGACCCGACACAGGAGAACATCTACATCGTGGCAAAGGTAGGCTATGCGCCCATGGTAGGCGTAATTGCCGACGGCTCGCCCATCACAATCGAATTTACACCTACGGAATCCGCCGATATGAAGGTACATATCTCCGAGACAATCATATGCGATATCGCACCTGCATTTTCTTCCAAGATATTCCAGATTAAGGCATAAGCACGCGCTTAATGGGGGCAGAAATGCCCCCGTCACGGGAACAGCAGAACAGGCGGGTGCAACTCCCGCAGTTCCCGAAAATAAAAATAAAATTTTCCAAAGGAGAAAACAAAAATGGCAGAGGAAAAGAAAACAACCGGAACAAAAGCGACAAACACAGGCAAGGCAAAAGCGGCAACGCCGAAAGCCGCGGCAACTCCCGCCGAGACTGCGGAAAAAAAGACCGAAAAGACCTACAACGCATCCGAGGTTGAAAAGATGATTGCCGAGGCGGTGGACAAGGCTGTTGCGGACGCAGTGGCGGGCATAGCAAAACAGCAGGCGGCATACAGACCGGCAGATGAAACGGTCACACTGCTCTATATGGGATGCGTGGCGGAGGGCTCTACCGTACCTCTCAACGAAAAGCTCGGACAGATACAGGGCAGAGGCGGCACAAGAGACATAAACAAAAGAGAATTTCTGCAGAATCTCACTCCGAATATTCTTCGCAGGCTTAAAGACAGACGCCTCATAATCCTTGACGGCATGACGGACGAGGAGAGAGAAAGATACGGCGTGAAATACACCGACGGCGAGCTTCTCGGCGCGGACATCTATCACAGACTGCTCGACATGCCCGAGGAGAAAATCCTTGCGATTTTCGACAAAGCCTGCTACCGGCACAAACAACTTATCGCAACGCTTTTTATCGACGCATATATGGCGCGTGACAACCGCATAAATCAGTATCTCGTGCAGAAGCTCAATGAAGTTTCAAAGAAAACAGACCCCGAGGGAATGTTCAAATCCATTCTCAAAGATATGGCTAAGGGGCTTGCGGAAGCCGCCGAATAATCAGGAGGAAGCAGATGCCCACACCTATACTGAAAATAATAACAGAATACTGCGAGCCTCTGATAGACGATATAAGGCTCACGGAAAAAAAAGCCGCCGACGCGCCCTCCTACGCATGGACTATGTGGGGATATCTCAATTCCAAAATAGGGCTTTTCAGCACTCCGCCCGAAATGCCGGAATATTTATTCGGCACATCGGAAAAGCCGCGCTTCACCGAGCCTGCATTCACAACCTACCGATATGCGACGGAAGCGGAGCTGACAGAGCCGCTGACAATCACTTTGCCTTCCGGATATACGGGCTATGAACTCTTTGCGGCGCAGACGGTACGCGTAAACTCGCTCGGAGACGCATGGTATGAGCCCTCGCCCATATGCACATACGACGCGGAAAACGGCACCGTAACGATAAATGCGGGGGAAAGCCGCACCGTGCCGCAGGGAACGGTATTTGACTTCGATTTCTACACGGACGGACGCTTCGAAGCAAATTTGAACAGAGAGGTAATGAGCATTCTCGGGCTTTGCTTTGAGGTAGCTTGGCTTAAACGCGAAAAAAACAACTGGCTCTCTAATGTGCCGAAAACGGAGGACAAGGCATTCAAGCAGCAGAACGCGGCAAATCACATGGCGGAAAGCCGGAGAACCTACCGCGATGCGGAAAATGAGCTTTACAGCAAAATGCGGAAGCTCGAACAAAACGACTGGTATAAGCAGACTTTTCCGAGAGGAATACTTAAACTGTGAGGTAAAATATGGAGAAATTTATCATAACCCGCGAAATGCTCAAAAAAGCAAATACTTACATGCCTATCGGTACGAAAGCCGATGTGGCGGCGACAATAGCGAAGAACGTTCTTTGCGAAGCACCGACGGCGGAGCAAAACAAAGAGGGCGAAAAGATACTCGCTCTCCCTTATCTGAAAACCGAAAGCTACGCGATAAAGCAGATGCAGCTGATGTCCGTGCTCCTGACCTTCTACCTCGATATCGAGCTGACGGCACCTTTCACGGAGAACGACTATGACATCTATGCCGCCTCCCGTCTGCCGGCGCAACTCGAGGGCTTCAAAAAGGACGCAGAGGTAAAAGAAATCGCCTTTGCGATACTTGCCGACTACAAGGAGCTTGAAAAAGCGGTAAACATCGAAATATACAATCAGAGATGCACGGAAAACGATTCCATAGCGCGTTTCACAGCCGGAATGTCGATAATGGCAGACCCCGAAAACGTGAAGAAGCTCTATGATGAGCTCAAAAAGGCGGCGAATGAACTCGGCGAAAAGCAGAAGGCGATAAAAGAAAAGGCGGCGGAAAATCACAAAAAGGGTGAAAAATCATGAGCGAGGCATATACGCAGTGGTATCCGTATCTCTGCGTTCAGGACAGTTATTTTAAACTCGAGGGTGCGGAAAAAATACCGAGAAAAATCTGCGACTATCTGATTGACGCGCCGAAAGGGGAATACATGCCTCCGGATGACAACGCATATTCGCGGTGCCGCCTATGGAAATATCTCTATTATGACGGCGCAAAGCCTCTCGGCGAGCCGCTGCCGACAATACAGCAGAAAATGAGCGTTGTATTCGATGCCGACAGCCCCGAGAAACCGCCCACCGACAAAGGCTATCGTCTTATCCCGCAGGTATACATAAAGCCCGCGCAGACCGATGCGCAGACGCGGATTTACGTCTACATGGGACGGACGGTGCCGTCGAATGACGAATTTAAGATATGCATCGGCGTGAACTTCTTCATCTGGACGCACTACACCTATGAGAGCAATACGAAAAGCGACGAATACAGCCGTTGCTTTGCCATAGAGCAGGCTATCATAGAGGCTCTGCACGGCGTATCAATGGACGGCATAGGCACGTTTTTCATGGCAAAATCGAAGCATCCCGACTGCGGAAGCAAGGCTATATTCGACGGAGACACAAATGTGGGCAGGCGGCTCACTATTGCGCTTGAAATCGCCACTACCGCAAATAAAAGCCATACCGAATTTGAAAACATGCCGCTCTTCGGGAACAACCCGAACATAAGGCTGGGATGAGGAGGAAAGCATGCAGAATATAATCGCCGACATAAGCTTCGGCAAAAACGGAAAAGCGGAATTTACGCGGGAAGAGCTTGAAAAGCTCCTTTCCGCCGCATATACCGCAGGAGCAAAAGGACGCGGGCTTGCCTTTGAATGCAGGGCAGACGGGAAAAACGCCGCAGTAATCTATTACGAAGGGGAAAATGTGATTTTCCGCGGAAATGCTGCAAAAGGCGGTGAAAAACGTGAATCAGAGTGAAAAATACATAAAGCAGAGTTTTGGCTTTCGCACGGCGGTAAATGTGCCGCAGAGCAACGCGCCGCCGCAGTATGCCGACAGGCGCAGGCAATATATGGCACCGCGGACGGTAAAATTTGACGCGGAGCGGGCAAAATACGCCACCGACTATGTTTCCGCCGCCGTTCAGGGCTTAACGCCGGATTTTTACGAATGGACGGAAACAACCGTGCGGCTTGCGGAAAACCTCGACGCTTCGGCAAAGGTTGCCAAAAGAACGGACGACTACAAGGAAATTCTTTTCGACAGCGAACGCATAGACTACTTCCCCATAGGCGCAAAGATAAAAACGATGGGCAGTACATGGATATGCACAATGCCGTCCAATATGTCAAGCGCAAGATGCACTGCGCTCATCACAAGGTGCAACGCCTCATACAACAGCTATGACGACTACGGCAATGTAATAACAGAGCCGATAATCGCCGAGAGCTATGCCATGCAGGCAAACGCGGATGTGAAGGGACAGAATGTGATGCTCCCCGAGGGCTATTTCAACATAACCGCACAGCTTAACGAAAACACGCGCAGGCTGGGGCACAACATGCGCATAGTCCTCGGCACAAAGCCCTACAGGATAACCGGGTTTACCGACTTCATGCAGGAATTTTCAGGCGACAGGGACAGTTGCCACCTGCTGAAATTCACCGTGCGCATAGAAGAGCCGAACATAACCGATGACGTGACCGAAAACTTTATAGCGGGCGGCAATGCAAACAGCTTCACCGCGGAAATTTCGGGAAACCGTGATTTGGCTATAGGAAAACCTTCATATCTGAACGCGATTTTCAGAGTAAACGGCGAAGCCAAAAGCCCCGATGATATGCCTCTGACATGGAAATGGACTTCTTCGGATGAGGAAACGGCTACGGTCAGCGAAAGCGGGCTTGTAACGGGCATAAAGTCAGGTACTGCCGTGATAACCGCCACCCTCCTGCAAAACCCGAATGTATCGGCTGCGGCGGAGGTGACAATAAGCACAAACGGAGAAGAAAACCTGCAATTCCGCGGTGCCGTGCCCGTGAGTATAAAGCAATACACCGACGCCATACTTAACGCAACGGGATTTGACGGCGGATTTTCCACCGCACGACCCGTAACATGGCTTTTCTCGGGTGCTTTGCCGGAATGCTACTCGATTACGCCCATAGCCTCCGATGACATACTCAATTCCATAGCGGACGCAAATGCGGGAAACGGCATTCTGACGCACAGCTATACGGCGGGAGACGAGTACACAGGCTCACAGCTGCAGATTGCGGACAGTGGCTCTCTCATACAGTACAGCGACGACGCAAGATACGCCGTGGCATCTCTCGAAATAAAGAGCGGCGAGCTGATGGGCATATCCAACGCCGTAAAAATAAGCTGTCTGAAATCGAGCGATGTTCCCTTAACCGTTACGGCGGTTTGCGGCAACCGGCAGATAAGCACGACAATAGAGCTGGAGGGATATTGAATATGGACAAGTACATATGCCCTTACAGCAAACGGCTTACTCATCTGCGCTATCTCATATGCGCAGACCTTATCGACAAGGCGACAAATCTCAATGACGAAAAATCGGCACTCGGCGCATTCTGCGCACATCAGCACTTCTGCGCCTGCTCGGGGCGGGCAGAAAATACCGACGGTGCGCGGGAATGCTATCAATACAGAGTGAGACGAAACGAATCGGAGGCTCACGGAAAAGATGAACGCGCATAAGTCCATAAGAAGCAAAGCAATCCGGAACGGAGAACCAACAGAGGCGTGCGGGCTTTGCTTTTACCCGATAACAATGGAAAACTACGAGGAATTTTCGGCTTGCAAAGATGCCTTACTTCTGCGGCTGGGTACGCTCCCTGTCAAGTATTCATGCCGCAACTATCTTTCGGCTGTTTTTGCAATGGAAACCGACGCGGCACTCGAAGGCAATCCCACGGCGGGAATATTCGCCCGAATATTGACGCTTACATGTCTGTCCCTGCGGATTGGATTTGACATGGGCGAAATATTAGAGCATGCTACCGTAATCAGAGACGAAAAAGGAATAAGCCTCTCGGAGCTTGAATTTTTTCAAAACGGGAAAGCCGTCAGGGTGACTGCACGCGAATTTTCAAATATCATCAGACCGCTTATAGCCGAGCAAAACGGACTAAAGCTGCCGGACGAAAGCGAAAATGCGGAGCTTGTAAAGGACGCAGAGCTTCTGGCAAAATCCGACAACGATATAAGCCTCGATATAAACACCGATGACCTCATAGCTTCCGTTGCCTATCAATCGGGCATAAGAGAACGCGATATAAACGAATGGACTGTGCGCGAATTTGAAAACCGACGCAAAGCGATTCAGCGTGACAAGCGATATCAGATGTACGGCACAGCAGAACTCTCGGGAATGGTATCATTCAAAAAAGGAAATCCCGCGCCATGCTGGGAATTTGATATCAAAGCGGACGAATGCGGCACGATGCCGCTGTCCGAAATAGGAAAAGTATTTAACAAGTAAAGGAGAAAAATAATGAACACAATCTTCAATTTCGGCGACCCCAATCTCATTGCAAAGGGTCTTGTGGAAATGACGGTGCGCGACCCCGCAACGGGCAATATCGTGGCATACGACAACATACCCTCCGAGGGCGCAATCAACTACACATTCAACCTTCAGGCAGTCGAAGGCGGCTTCCTGAACAAGCTTGTAGACCTCATACCCGATACAACAAGACTTTCGGGTTCTTACACATCGCAGGCATTTTCTCTCGGTCTGCGTCAGCTCCAGACAGGCGGCTCGATGGGCTACAACGGCATTACCCCCGTATGCGAGACCATCACCGCAACAGGCGCGGCTCTCACCGTTACGCAAACGCCCGTAAAGGACTATGCACAGCCCGCAACAGACACGGGATGCTGGTGCACACTGCGCGAGCACAACGCCGCAAAGTACATTGGTGCGAACTACTACATCGACCCGACAACAAAGCAGGTGACGGGCTTCAACGCCATAAGCGGCAAGCAGTACGATGTATTCTACTTCACGCAGAGCGCGTCCACACAGTATCTCGGGCTGCCCACTTCCGCAAATCCCGCCGTTCTCGCACTCACGCTCAAGTACGGCATTTTTGCCAAGGTAAACGGCGAGACAAGCAACAGCCCCCTCGCAGGCTATCTCTATGTCAATGTTCCCCGCGTAAAATTCGGCGGCGATGCAGGCATAAGCGGCAATCAGACAAGCAACAGCACAACCGCGCTCACATGGCAGGCTCTCGCGCCCGACGACAACGCTATGGCTTGCGCGGCTTGCGGCAACAACGACAGCAACTACGCATACTATGTGTACGTCCCCTGCAGCGGCACAACATCCGCCGTAGAGGCACTCGCGATAATCGGCGAGGGAATAACTGTAGCCAAAGGCTCAACGGAGAGAGTACCCGTGAAGTACTTCATGCCCGACGGCTCTACCGTACAGCCTGTATATTCCGACCTGACATACGTTTCCAAGACACCCGCAACGGCAACCGTTGATACGAACGGGCTTGTAAAGGGTATTGCCGCAGGCACAACCGAAATCACGGTAACGCTTACGCGCAGTACCGGCGGCAATCTTGTCGCATACTGCAATGTAACGGTAACGGCGTAATTTTCTGAATGTCCCGTCTCGGCTTTCGGGACGGGACATTTTTTAAAAAAGGTGGCATGCACATGATAACATCGAGCATTTCCGTAATCGGCGCGGAAGCCGATTTGAGAGATATTCTCGCGGACATAGAAACAAAATTTCCATATGCGCTGGAATATGTCAGTGCCGAAATCAGAGACGCACTGCAAAAACATTTGCAAAGCAATCTATTCGGTGCGTACACTCCCGAACACTACACGCGCCGCCGCGGGAATACAGAACGCGGCAGGGCGATTGAGGACGAGGGCAATATATCATCCGAAATTGTAGGAAACAGCCTGCATTTTTCTTATGAGCCGGAGGGCGAGAATACGCCGTACAATCATCAGATATTCGGCGACCATCTCATCTATATCCTGCAAAAAGCCGAGGGCTACAACTGGGGAGACAACATCCCGCCGCGCCCCTTCTGGAACAGCATGATAGACGACCTCAAGGACGGGCGCATAATGAGTGCATTTGCAAACGGGATGACGGCGCAAGGCTATACGGTGACGGGCACGCGGGGCATAGACGGACTGGACGAATACAAAATCTAAGGAGGCGCAAATGGCGCAGATTTTACTAAATGTAGAGCTTAACAGTGCATCGGCGCAAAGCAGCCTGACGAAGCTGAAAACAGCAATATCCAAGCTGCAAGAGCCGCTTGCAAATCTGCAGAAAACAGATATAAACAGCAGGCTCACGGCACAGCTGAATGTTTTGGCAAAGAGCTTTGATGCGGCAAGCAAAGGCTCTGCCAACCTTGTAAACGGCGTAAAAAAGCTTAAAACGCCGCTTACAAACCTGCAGAAAATAGAAATAAACGGCAAGCTCACCTCCCAGCTGAACGCGCTTTCAAACGCTTTCCGCACTACGGGAGAAAAAGCAAACAACGCGGCAAAGAACATCCGCGAGGTATCAAAAGCCGTAAACGAAAATCAAAAAGCGGTCAGTAAAAACGGTGCCACTCTGCTTGACAATGCGGCGGCATTTCTGAAATGGCAGGTTGTGGCTACGCTCGTAATGAAACCGCTGAACGCCATACGCGATGCCATAAGCTCGATAGATGAGGTACTTATCGAGACGGAAAACCGCATTATCGAAATAAAGCGAGTACTTAATGAGGACATTCTCAACGACAGAATTTCCAAGAAGCTCTATGAGTTGGCACAGAACTTCGGACAGACTTTTGAAAATGCGGCGGATATAGCTACAAACTTTGCACGCTCGGGCATGACATGGTCAGATTCCGTAAAGGCAACGGAAGCGGCACTTCTCGCGCTGAATGTTGCGGAGCTGGATGCGGAAGAAGCCTCAAATGGGCTTATAGCCATAATGACGCAGTTTGGCAAGGGCGCGGACGAGCTGACATACATAATCGATATACTCAACAAAACGGCTGACAATGCCCCCGTATCGACGCAGAAACTGCTTCTCGCGCTTGAAAAAGTCGGCTCTTATGCAAATCAGGCGAAAATGAGCCTTGAAGAAACCGTTGCCGTAATCACCGCACTTTCGGGTGCAACGGGCGCGAGCGGGCAACAGCTCGGCACGGCGGTTAAGTCTCTGCTTGCGTATACAATGAAACCTAAAGCTCTGGGTATGTATGCTTCGCTCTCCACCGACATGAAAAAGATTGTCGATGAATACAGAATGGGCGCAGCCTCTATTCTTGATGTTTGGGAACACCTGTCAAAAGAGCTTAATCATCTTTCCGCTGAGCAGGCGGACAAACTCGCAGATTTTTTTGAAACAAAAGAGGGACAGACAATAGAATCTGCACTCGGCGAAGAGCTTTCCGAGATATACGACAGCATGACGGGTGTATATGACACGGCAGGCACATACCGCAAAAACTACTTTATCGCCCTGATGAAGAACTTTGAAGATGTTCAGACCGCGCTCGACAACATGAACAATGCGGAGGGCTACTCTCTCAAAGAAAACGAGCAGTATATGGACACATATACCGCAAAGCTGAATATTTTCAAGGCAAAATGGCAGGAACTCGCAAACGATGAGCAGGGATTTTTGGCATTCAAAAAGACACTGCTTGAAATCGGAAACGGATTGCTCACTCTGATAAAATATACGGGCGGGCTCTCCAGCGTAATCGGAAAGCTCGGCGGCTTGCTGCTTGTAACATTCAGCGGTAAGATATCTTCGGGTTTAAGCAATCTTGTAAGCGGCTTCAAAGCCTTAAAAACGGGCATGGATGCCGCTACCGCAAGTGCCGCCGCATTACAGGCGACTATCAGCTGGATAGGCGTTGCCATAATGGCTGTATCGCAGGTTATCGGACTTATCAACGCATATAAGCAGGCACAGCATGAAGCACGCCTTGAAGCCATAGAGACATGGGATGCCATAAGCGACAATACGCAAGAGCTGAAAGCTCTCGCCGCGCAATATGAAAAGCTGACACCGCAAACCGATGAATACTATGAAGTAGAGCAAAAGCTTGTAAAGCTGCTTTCCAAAGACAAAAAGGACGCGCTCAAAGACCTAAAGGAAGGCACGGAGGAATACAGCAAAGCTCTGAAAAATCTTACAGAGCAGGAACTTCTCGCTGCCGAAATGAAAGCGCTATGGGCATCACAGGCGGCGGAAACAGAAGTTGAAAAAGCAGGTAAATCATTTCGAAATAGTGTAACCAGCGTTTGGACTATGATAGAAAATGATGATACTATCGAGGGATATACTTCTAAATTTGCTCCTGACATAGCGAAAATGGCAACCGCAAGAAGTGCGGAGGAATATTATCAAAGCTACAAAAAACTTTCCGATATAGTTCAGCAGCTTTTTTCTGAATATCGTGCGGCTTTACGCGATGGCAAAACCGAAACGGCAGAGACTCTAATGAATGTTGCGATGGCACTGCAAGCACAGCTCGATAAAGTCTCTGCCGTCATGGAAACTTATAAAAAGACCAAAGACAGCGTAGATGCAATTAAAGAGGCGCAGGCTAATCTCAACAAGGAAATTGACAATGCCGAAGACCCTGCCAAAAAGCTCAAAGAGCAATATGACCAAATAAAAGATGCTCTGCAAGGGCTGATAGACAAGCAAAAGGAAGCCAACCAATTTGAAAATTACCGCAAGTCGGTACTCGATGCGGAAGCAAATCTGCTTGAAGCTCAAAGGGCGGCGGAGGAGGCTATAGCCGCGAAAAAAGAAGCCATAGCTGCGCGGGAAGAAGAACTTTTGCAGGCGCAAAAGGACGCGGCGGAAGCTATAGCCGAAAAACGCGAAGCCATAGCCGAAAAGGAGAAAAATCTCGAAGAAAAGAAGCTCGACCTTATAAAAGCTCAAAAGGAGCTTGCCGATACAATAAACGAGCGGAATGTTCGCGTATTCAACGAGCAATCGGGACTTTGGGAATGGCAGGCAAACGAGAAAAATGTTCAGAAGGCGCGTGAAAATGTCGAGAAGGCGCAAAAGGACATTCTGAAAGCCGAAAAAGATATCGAAGATGCGATAAAAGCTCTGCACAAGCAGGAAGAAAAGAACGCTCAAAACATAGCGAAAGCGCAAAAGAACCTGCAAAAGGCTATAGAGGCTCTCGCAGAGCAGGAACGCAAAAATGCCGAAAACATAGCAAAAGCTATGGAAAAGCTCGCCGAAGTGCAAAAGAAAATCGGCGATGAGCTTCTGCAAAAGGCTATTGCCGAGATAAAAGGAATGCTCGATGCCGGAAAGCCGATGAAGGACATCTACGACAAAATCAATGAGTGGATGGCTTACTACAACAACGTGATGGGCACATCGGGCATACCGCCGTTTGTCATTGAAATTCTCGACGCAATAGCGCGAATACAGGGCTTGGGCAATACATATGCCGACTATACAAAAAACACAATCTCTTCGGGTGCGGCTTCGTGGGGTGACATTGCAGGCGCATTCTGGGATAAATATGGCGACAGAGTAGAAGCAGGAGACCCTGATGCTGTAGAGGCAAATAACCGTCTGAACCGTATAAACGGTAGCGAGCGAACATTTATACCTTCTTCTGACATGAACGGAACATACAACGGCGAATCGTATATTTACGACACTATCGGCGGCTTGTATTACAAAAGGAGCGATGTGCGTTTCAATGGAGATGGCACATACACCGTCCCTGCAGGAGCGGAGGCTCTCGGGTTCGAAGAATCACTTGAAGTCAAAAAAGGTTATGGTGGCGGTCGAAACGGCGGTAACCAAATGGGCAACGCTAACAATCGTGTAAATCAGCTTTACGACAGCGGCGGCGTGCTTCACGGGCTGGGCGGAATAAAGGCAACCGAGCGGGACGAAATGGTTTTGCCGCCCGACATCACGGAAAAGATACTCAATCCGCAGAATACGGTAGCTTTCAGGGACTTTTGCAATAATCTCGGCATACTTTACGGTGCGCTCGAGCATACGATGCCTACCCGCGGCAATGTGATAACGCAAAACCATACGGCGAACGACAATCGCAACATGTCACGCAATACATACATAAACGGCGTGCCGATTTCCTCCGAGAAGGCAGACCGCTATACGATATCGGAGCTTCTGCGTGAGATGCCCCTTGTGAGGGAATGGTAAAGAGAGGTGAACAATAAAATATGGCTTTATTTCAGGCAACAAACATAACGCCCTCGCTTTTTGCAGGTGAGGGCAACGGAACCGTCGCGGCAAACGACGCTATAGTCATATCGTGGCAGATAAACGGCACGGATGCGATGACGGGCTTTCGCATTTTGATACGCAAGAACGACACGGCAAGCACGGAGGTACACGGCGTAACCGCTACGGACGGATGTCCCGCATACGGCACAAATGCAAACGGCGAACAGCAAATATTTACCTATGCGCCTACCGACAGCTCGGGCAATCCCGTAAAATGGAGCGATTGGGGCTTGACCGATGGTGCAGAATACAAAATGAACATAACCATTTACTGGGGCACAGTGCAAAGCACGCCTTTTGTAAATCTTTACTCCCCCGCAGTATTCCGCACGCGCACGGCACCGTCACTTGCAATAGCCGTACCTGTCACTGTATACAAGGCGTATACAACAATCTCGGGCGGATACGGGCAGGCGCAGGGGGATGCGATATCGTGGGTGAGATGGCAGCTTTACATGGGTGCTGTTTCGGCAAGCGGTTACACGCCCTCCGAGCTGCTTGATGATACGGGCAAAATGACCACAGGAGATTTGCAATATAGACTTGAGGGCTTGGTTGCAGGAAATACATATTTTGTAAGGCTCACAGTGCAGACAGAACATGGTGTTCAGAGAAGTGTCATGAATTCGTTTGAAGTCTCTTACGAAATGGACACTACGGGCGCGAAATTGCGTGTCAGTCAGTTATCAAACGGTGCTAATTTACTATCGTGGGGGCTTAACAACACAACAGACCCCACCAGAACGAGCAGAATATATCGCCGAGAGCGCGGGAATTCGGCAATAAAGAAATTGATATATGAATTGCCTGCATCTTTTACTCAAATTCGGGATTTCGGCGCAAGAAACTACGAAACATATATTTACGATGTCTACATAGCGGCTGACAGAAATGTTATGAACACTCCTATAGATTCAGAGCCTATAATGCACAATATCGATTCTTACATGCTCATGGAGGCAACGGAAGATGTCAATTACCGTAATGTGTGGCATGTCAGCGATGTATGGATATTTGCGTATAATATTCAGCACTCGGAAATTTCCAACAACAATACGCCGAATATGATGGCAAACTTTACGCCGTATCGCAGGCGACAGCCATCGACTATACACGGCAAAAGCGGCACACTGCAAGCCCTCATCGGCGATATGGATTTCGGGGAATACGGCGACACATGGCAACGGATGGAAAAGCTTTTTGCAATTTCAAGCGGCGCAAAAACATTCTTTCTGAAAGATGCCAAAGGCAACTTATATATGGTTGGCATATCCGCACCTGTAACGCAGACAATCACCGTGGGAAGCGAAAGAAAGCAGGTCATAGCCTCCATTTCGTGGGAGGAAATAGGGGATGCAAGCGAAGCCGTCCTCATTCAAACTCCTGCGGACGATGGATGGGCAAATTCGAACATGGTATCGCGAGTAATGGCAGATGCAGACATGGAAACAGGGCAGCTTGAATTTATGTATCCAGCTGACTATAAAGGCACTACTTTCAGCATTGACGATATGTCGCGCGGAGAACCGTTTAACGGCAACGGCGGTGTGCTTAAAGCAACAACACCGGATGATGTATCTCCTGCTTTCTTTACCATATCCGACGATGACGGAAAGCTTACAGCCGTGGAGGGGGTGAACAATGATAAACAGATATAACGAGTATTTGCAAACTCTGAAAAAAGGCGCAAGAAAAATCACCCGTCTCGAATTTCTCCAGCCTGATGATTCCGTGGCGTTTTTCCTCGACGGAAATTCAAGGCGACCCGTGAGAGGCAAATACGACAGCAGGGCTTTTTTGCAGGACGGCAGCCTGAATGTCTCACTGCAAAACGGTACACGGAGAAGCGCGAATATTGTTTTATCGAATATTGACGGTGCCTTTGACTACAATGTAAACAACATTTGGTTCGGAAGGCGCGTGAGGCTTTCAAAAGGCATTATTCTTGACGACGGCACGGAGTTTTACCTGCCGCAGGGGACTTTTTACCTGAAAAACCCTACGGCGGCACTGTCTCACGACACAAACACCATGAGTTTTGAGCTTGTCGACAAATGGGCATATCTCGACGGCTCTCTGCTCGGAACGCTCGAGAACACATATCAGGTAAATATCGGCACGAACATTTTTAATGCGATTGCCTCGATACTCCGCCTCTCAAAATACAGCTATGCTTCGGGAAATTTCCCCATGGAATGGATGATAGACCCTGTCGCGCCTGTTTTTACAAGCTACTATAACGGCAAAACATATCTTGCCGCAAGGGGCGACGGCAGTGTATCCGAGAATGTGCAGATGACGGCAGTACCGTTCACGATTTCCGAAAGCGGTGGCTCGAGCTTCGCACAGATTATTCTTGCCCTCAACGATTGCATCGCGGGGCTTATCGGATATGATGCAACGGGTGCGCTCCGCATCGAGCCTTCGCAGGATGATGTGGACGATTCCGCAAAGCCTGTATTATGGGATTTTTCGACGAATGAGAACATGCTTTTCTCAATCTCCGAAACATGGGCAAATGCCGATGTCAAAAACGATGTAATTGTTGCGGGCGAGGGGGCTACCGGACATGCCGTCTACGGCAGAGCGACAAACCGCGACCCGAAAAGCGATACCAACATAAACATTATCGGCAGAAAGCTATACCGCGAGGACAAAGCCGAATACTGGAACGCCGACCAGTGCGTGGCACTCGCAAAATACTATCTCAAACGCAAATCGGTACTGCAAAAGACGGTAACGCTCGAAACCGACCAGATATTCCACCTGCACGAAAACAGGCTTATTTCGGTCAGGCGCGAGGACAAAGCGGGGCATCCCGTAGAAAGGCACCTGATACAGGGCTTTACGCTGCCGCTCGGCGAAACGGGCGCGATGAGTATAAACGCAGTGAGTGTAAACGACTATCCGCAAATTTCCGTCACGGCTTCGACGGATTTTACAGGAGGCAAATAATGAAAAACAATCTGAAAGACAGCAGAGACATCCGCACGGCTATAGAAAATATAGCACGGGAAATATGCCGAGAGGAAACAAGGGATTGCCTGCGGCTTTACAAAGCCACCGTAACAATGACGGCGGCGGTGGGCGGCTCGGAAATGGGCGTGAAGCTCGTAGGCGATGCGACGGAGCTTTTCTTGCCGTACAAATCTACCGTATCGGATGCCGCAGTCGGCTCTGCGGTATGGGTGGCAAAAATCTATGGCTCATGGCGAAACGCCATAGTCTGGGATAAAATATAAAATCAGGAGGTAATTTTTATGCAAGCGCAAACAACGCAAATCGGTATTGTTTCTCCCGTAATAAAAGGCGAATGGAAAAGCACGGTGACATACAACAAGCTGAATATCGTCACGCACAACGGCGTCTCCTTTATCGCCTACGGCACTGTTACGGGGATAGTTGAACCCGGTGTTACTGTCGGATGGGAATCATACTGGATGAAGCTGTCCACAAGCCCTATGCCGATGGGCGAATGGAACAGCACAACAACATACCCGTATCTTGCCATTGTAACGCTCGACGGCTCGAGCTACATAGCAAAAGAGGAAAACTACAATAAAAACCCCGCTACTTCTTCCTCATGGCAGCTTATAGCCGAAAAAGGCGATGACGGCGGTTTCAGTCCGACGGCAAAAGTTGAGCAAACAGCCGATGGTGCAGTAATAACCATCACGGACAAATCAGGCACAACAACCGCAACGGTGACCGACGGCAAAGATGGCAAATCCGCATATGCCTCAGCGCAGGACGGCGGCTTTACAGGCACGGAAACGCAGTTTAACAAGGGCTTGTCTGTCATGGGACAGGTTGATGGCGTAGAAGATACAGACGCGCTCGGCATCGATACTACAGTAACACAGAACAGCGACAATCTTATCACGAGCGGAGCGGTATACAGCTATATACAGTCTCTTGATGGAAATGGGGTGAAATACTGATGGCAAACAAATTATATAACGATACAAGCATAAAAGCTATTGCTGATGCCATAAGAGCCAAAAACGGAAAAACCGATACATACACTGTGGGCGAGATGTCTGGAGCAATCAATGATATACCCGCTGGGGGCGGTGTTGAGCAAGTCACTTGGCATCAATGTCCTGAAGCACCCAGAAATTTTATCAATGATGTGACTTACGACCCAAATGATTACAGTACATCACAGATAGAGAATTATGCACCTGCAACTGCCTTGGAAAGTAATACTAAACCTATTGGTAAGACTGTTGATGGTATCACGTATTACAATCAAGTACCAAATATAGACACTCCATTTGCATCCACTAATGCAGCAGGCACACTAAAGCCTCTTGACCAGTTGAGATGGTTAAATACAACAGTAGCTACAATAAGTCCTTATCCACTTGGTGTTAATACAAGAGACCTTGGTGGTTGGGCTTGTGATGGTGGTAAAGTCAAATATGGTATGCTTGTCAGAGGTGGAGAGCCTAATGAGGTTGATAAAGACCTTATGGTGGGTCAAGTAGGCATCAGGACAGAATTACAACTATTACCTAAAAGTGAGTCAAGGCATACATATTCTGCTTGGGGCATAGATTTTTATGCTAATCCAGAGCAAACTAATTTTGTATCTTATTCCCTTTCGGAAAAGGCTTTATGGAAATTTTATCTACAAGTAGTATTTGACTCTGTCTCTCATTCTAATCCTTTGTATTTCCATTGTGGCATAGGTGCCGACAGAACAGGCACAATTGCAGTTATGCTCGAAGCATTACTTGGTATGTCCCAAAGTGATATTGACAAGGATTACGAACTGACCAATTTCTTTGTGAGAGACTCATCATTCCCCCGAAGAAGAAATGTTGATATGTATAAAAATTACATATCCGAAATTAAGAACGTCCCTTTGGTCGGTGGATTAACAGATACATTTGCTAATCATGCAATCTCATTTGCTGTATCTCTTGGATTTACTGCCGAAGAAATAAATGCCTACAGAAATGCTTGTATTGATGGTACACCTGCACAAATCACGCTTGACCTGCCTACGTATACTATTACAAACAACCTTACTGATGTTGCCAATAGTAATGCAGATACAAATATAGCCAAATATCAAGATTACATGGCTGATTTAAGCGTGGCAAACGGCTATGTCATATCTGATGTGCAGATAAAACTTAATGATACTGACGTGACGGATTTATATTTCTCAGGTATCAAAACTACGCGGAGCTGCTCCATACAAAAAAATCTTACAAATTGTCATCTTGATGGTAAAAATACTGTTATATCAGGACAGTCATATGTAGCAGAGTTGATAGCTGATACAGGATATACTATGGATGGAGCTACTATAACAATTACTATGGGAGGCATTGATATGTCAAATTATTATTCTAAAGGGAAAATTGCAATCCCTAATGTAACAGGCAATATAACTATAACGGCTACTGCTGTATCATCTGCTCCGTCTTATATTAACCTTGCTAATCCATCAGATGCAGATTGGGCTAATAATGCAAGATTAAATTCTGCCGGTACAACTGTAGCACAGGATGGAGCAACAACTACAAACTATATATCTTGTGTATTTGATGATGTAGTAAGGGTAAAAGGATTTGGTAGTCTAACTGATTACAATACTGCATTTTACACTGGCAATAAAGTAGTATATTCGTCTGCTAAGTTAAGTGCTGGTGGCGTAGCTGGGCTATATAGTTATACCTACGATGCAAGCACTGGTATTGTAACAATTAAAATTTTAAGAGACAACATTACAAGTGTGAGATTTAGCGGTGTATTGACAGGCACAGCCAATGATGTAGTTATTACGGTTAATGAGGATTTGACTGCATAACATGGCATTGAAAGGAGGCAATATGAAAGTTTTATCAAAAAACAATAAGGTGATTATCGGCAACGAGAATAAAGCCTTGCTTGCAAAAAATATCGTAGAACAATCAACTACGTACAGTATAAACAATCAGGCTATTAAAGATTTTGATGATAATGTCACTTATACCAGCGATTATTCCTATACCGAAATGGGAACATACGACCACCCGACGAGCTATACTAAATTGGGTCAGCCCAACGGCGTGTCGCCGTCTAATATCGTATCTGGGACAATGCATCTCACGGACACTAACATTGGCACAGAGTGGAGCTATGACATCGAGGCTGGTGAGCTTATATACAATGTTTCCCCAAATGGCATTTGCGGATATAAAATAACATCAAGTGGTGATGTCGTTGCCGCAGGACAACTAAATCCGACAGGCAAGGTACGAACCCTATATGGCACAACTCTCAAAAACTGCCGAGACCTCGGTGGCTGGGCTTGTGATGGTGGCAAAGTCAAATATGGCAAATTATTCAGGACAAGCGAATTGACAGGATTAAGCAGACCAAATGAGCAAATAACGGACAAAGAAAAAGCGATGTTTCTTCAACTGCTTGGAATTAAATGTGAGGTTGACCTTAGAGATACTGCTGAGCAGGGTGGTACTGCCACTTTTGATAGTAGTGTAGAATATCTACATCAAGATATAGTAGCCTATAAGGATGCATTTAGCAATGAAGCAAGAAGAAATCAATTAAAGATTGCACTTACTAAAATAATGACAAATGCGGTGGAAAATAAGCCTACATTTTGGCATTGTGTAGCAGGTGCAGATAGAACTGGTACTGTAGCTTGGTTATTGCTTGGACTGCTCGGCGTATCACAAAGTGATTGTGATAAGGAATACGAAATCACCTGTCTGCCCGGACCCACACGCTTCCGCAACAAAGATTATTCTACTCTTGGCTATCTTTCAGGACTTTATTCCTATGTTTCCGGTTTAGGCAAATCGTCATTTAGGGATAATATAATTGAGGCTTTCCGCATTTTGGACGTTGATGAGAGCCTCGTAAATGCCTTTCGTCTCGCAATGATTGACGGAAATCCTACTACTGTATCTTATGACATCCCTCCAATGTCAATTACAGCAAATGGCACTTATAATGTGTCTAAGGTCAATCAAGCTGTAGTAAATGTTCCTGTGCCTGCAATAGAATCTTATACTGGTTCTGTAAATATAGGCAGTGCTACTCAGTCTACTATAACAATTAACTTAGGATTTACAGGTTGCAAGTATTTTGCTATTATGGCTAATAACAATCCTGTTGATACTAATACTTGTGATTGTATGGTGTGGAATGGGAATACTGGTTATAGTGCTTGGTCAAGATATAGAGGTACTTATAATCAGGGATATGGTGCCGATGGTGGTACTATATCTGTAGATGGTACTACTATAACTATAACTGGTGCAGCTAACTTAGCATTTTGCAGGGACACGACTTATAAATGGATAGCAGTGTAAAAAAGAAGCAATATGAAAATCGATTACAAAGTGTTCGGCAACGGCAAGTTATCCGCAAGTTACCCGCAAGTAAAAATAAAAATTTAAAATTAAGGAGATACAATTATGAACTGGAACGATATTTTATTTACAACCATCGGCATTATACTCACAGCCGTTATTACATGGCTCGGAAACAAATTTTCCGCCTTTCTGACGGCACATATCAAGGACGCGAAAGCCCTTAAATACATGAGAGATATCACGCAGATTGTGCTCAACGGCGTTAAGGCTACATATCAGTCGTATGTTGAGGGTCTGAAAGGCACCGACGCATGGACAAAAGAGGCGCAGAAAAAAGCTCTTGATATGGCACTCGACACTATAAAAAACCAGCTCTCGGACGAGCTTATGAAATTTATCGCGGAGAACTTCGGTGATGTCGAACGATGGCTTATCGGCAAAATAGAATCATCCCTGTATGACCTCAAAAACAAATAAAAAAAGCAAAGGAGACTCTTTTATGAGCGAGCTTACAATGCCCGAGCGCATGGCAAAAGTGGAGGAACGCGCAAAATCAAACACACACCGCATCGACCAATTGGAATCACTTGCCACCGAGATACATCAGCAGAACATAGCTATAACCGAGCTCTGCGGAGAGCTGAAGCGGACAAACGACAATGCGGAAAAGACCGCCGCTATCGTAGCCGACCATGATGACAGGCTGGACGCTATAGAGAGCAAGCCTCTTGTGCTTTGGGACAAAATCAAAATAGCCGCCGCAAGTGCCGCCGTAACCGTGGCGGTGACCGCGATAGTCGGCGCACTGATGGCACTTTTGCGGTAATGCGCCCTGTGGCTTAAAATGCGGGGCTGTGCGGAGATTTGTGCGTTTACATATAAGTTTACCCGAAAAACGCGAAACGCGCTGTACCAGCCGTGTAGAGGTTCACACAGGCATATCGCAAAGAGCAACGCGCAACGCACAACGACCGGAAATAAAGATTACAAACAAAAAACAGCCTTTGCGGGCTGTTTTTTGTAATTATATCAAATCCGCAAGGATGAGCCGCATAAGGTACTGCGGCGGGTCGGAGTGATTGTTTGTCTCTGTCAACCAGTTTTGCATCGTGCGCCGCGGGATGCCGTACTCGCGGTAAAAATCGGCTACGCTACCACCGTACAGCCGGAGCAATGTGTTTATGCTTATTCCGTCGCGACACTCATACAGCACCGTTAAAACCTCGACGGCTTTACTCGCACCGTCATCCTCGTAATAGCTGTCGTCCGGCAGCGAGCCGCCGCACTCGCCAATGTAGCTTTCGAGCGTGTTGCACTCCCGAGCTGCCGCTAATAATCTTGTGACCTCTGATAATTTCATAATTGTATATCCTCCTTAGTTATCTATATCTTCCCAATCACTCCACCAGTAACCAAACCTGACGCGATATTGTCCTTGGCTGTACTCCGGCAGCAAAACATCATCCGCCTTTTGATAATGAAATTCGTAGCCTGCGACTTTGGACACATATATAATGTCACAACCGCCTGTATACGTGTCAATAAGAGTTTCGTCGAGTATTTTTTTGCTGATAAGTATTTTGCTTGGGGATTTTGTGGCGGTTTTTTGTCTGATAAACCTATGCGTTTTAGCGTCAAAGTAAGTTTTCATTTTTTCCTCCTTGCCTTTCGGCTCATTCTGTTTACGCTCTTATTATAGCACCGTTTCAGTGCCTTGTCAATAGTTTTTTGTAAAATTTTTGCATTTAAAAATATTTTTTTTGCAAAAAACAAACTCTTTGCGATGGCGTTCTCGCTTTTTGCTCATGCCATCTCGTCAAACACGGCGTTTATCCGCTCGGCGGATTTTGACTTATTGAGCACGCTTACATAAATCTGTTGCGTGGTGCGTATGTCATTGTGACCGAGCGCATTTTGTATGTCGCGCATAGGCACGCCCTTTTCATCCCACAGCGAAGCCGCCGCATGGCGCAGGGCGTGCACGCCTATTCCTTTTCGCCCTGTGACTTTTTCGATATATCTGTTTACCATCTGTAAAAGTCCTATGCTCGAAAATTCGTGCCATGCGGCACCGTTTGTCGTCTTGCCGTTTTCGTCGGCATCCGAGCCGAAAAGCAAATCATTTTCCGTGCACCACATAGGGCGCACCTCGCTGTTAAGGTAATCCGCAACGGCTATGCGCGAAAGCTCGGGAAACGGTACTGTTCTGGATTTTCCGCCTTTGCCGTTTTTCAGGGTGATTGTGCGCCGCTCGAAGTCGACATCCGACAGTCGCAGACTGCGCAGCTCCGCATTTCGCATCCCCGTCTGTATGAGCATAACTATCATCGCACGGTTGCGCAGGGCTGTTTTTCTGTTTATCTCCGACGGCGCATCGGAAGATAAAAGCCTCTCGATTTCGCCGAGCGTGAGAAGCTGATATTCTATTTCGCGCTGTTTGGGTACTTCATCCAAATCAACGGGATTTTCGCCGGCAAGCCTCACTTTTTTTGCCCACGTGAAAAAGCCGTGTAAAACCATCATGTAATGCCGCACCGTATTTATCGCCGCGCTCTCGGCAAGGTTCTCGCGCCATCCTATCACGGTGTCAAGGCTTATTTCCGCACCTTCTGCCATGCCGCAGGAATCCATATAGGCGGCAAACTTATCTAAAATCATGCGGTAGCTTGATACCGTTACCGCGCTTTTGTTTGTGGACGGCAGGGCGGAAAGATATCTTTCCGCCGCCGATATGTATTGCTGTTTATTCATCCTTAATTCCTCCTACTGCGCCGAGCGGGAAAGCCATGCAGAATTTTTCGCTCGGTCTGTTTATGCTCATGCAGAATTTTTGCCTTTTGCTGTTTACAAAGTTTCAAAAAAGCCATGCAGAATTTTTCGCGCTCGCTGTTTAGATGCGCTGATAAGTTTTGAACGCTCTGCGCTCAACGCGGCTGTTGCGCTCTGCAAATGTCAGATAAAAGCGATTCGGCGCGACGGTCTCGATGCTGTATCTGCGCTTCGTTGCCCTGTCAAAATTGATTTTCATCCGTTCCGCCTCCTCACCTTTTGATTATGCCGTTTTTCTCGGCTTCGCTGTTTACGCCCATGAGCAGGAGCAAAAGCACGGAAGCAATGATATTTATAATTTTTTTCATCTTGTTTTCCTCCTCTTCTCAAAGCATTCGCGGGTGATTATATTCGGGTGTTTGCCTGTGTCGGCGTATCGCTGGCAGCTCGGAAATGGATTATAGCCGCTTTCCGTTGCCATCACTCTGTAAAAGTGCTTGCATCGCCTGCAATCGTTTTTCATCTCTTCATCCTCTCCGCCTGCCGCTATTCAGGGCGGCAGGCTTTTTATAGTGGTCTGTTTACCTCTGTATCGTGTCTATTACCGGAGTAAAGCCCTTTTCGGCGTAAAACTCTATGACATCCCGCATATATTCGCGGGCGGTGCTTCCGACATTTCGCACAAAGTATGATACCACGCCATTTTCACGGCGCACTATATCGCGCGTCAGGCGTTGCGGAATGGGCGGCAGTGCTCCGCAATATATAACGGCGTTTCCGCTTTTGATGATAAATTCGGTTGCTTTGCGCTTGCCGTCAATAGTCATGCAGAGCCGCGCGGCATCGCTGTATTGTGCATATGTACACGGGGAAAGGCTTTTGAGCGTTCCGCGGTAGTCTGAGACCATGCAAAAATCAGAATAATATAACACCGTGACGGGTTCGCCCTCGTTGAGATTTGCGCTTTCAATCTGTTTTTCAATCGTTTCGGGAAAGTAGAACGGGGCGCGGAGGCTTTCGCTCTCGGTCTGTTTGGCTTCGTAGTCCCCGAAGGCTTCCACGGCGGAAGCCTCGGAGGGAATGCAAACATATCGCGCGTAATCGAATCCTTCGGGGTCAATGACGAATTGCAGAGCATCGCCGAGATAAACGGCTACGCAGTTATTCATGTAAAATTTTACGCTTTCGCGCTGCTCGCGGTTGAGTTTAAAAAAGTTGTCATTTGTGACGCGCTCGTCACTTGTAGCCGTTCCGCCCATTCCGGCGAGAAATGAAAAATCGCAGAGGAACAGCCCGCAAAAATCATTGAAAATTGCCGCATCTGTAAAAATGACTTTCCGAGTAATCCGCGCCGATTCTGTTTTATTGCTTTCGCGCTCGTCTATTGATTCGCGGACTTCGGCAATATTGCTTTCTTTTCCAATGCCTGTTTTCAACCCGTCAATCATGATTGCGGCATCATCGGAAAGCTCCACAATTTCAACGTGCTTTTCTACCGCGTCAATTTTCTTTTTCGTCTCGGCTGCTTCTTTTGCGGCATTTTCCGCGTCGATTTTGCGCTGTTTCTCGCGCTCTTCAAATTCTTTGCGGCGTGCGGCTTCGTCTTTTTCTTTTTGCTCGGCGGCACGGCGGGAGAAATCCGCCGCGTCGCTGTTCTGCTCGTCTGTTGCTTCGGTCTGACTGTATTCGCCCGATACGGTAACGCCGCCATATAAAACATGGTGCGCGCCATAATCGGCATAAACATCGCCATCGTCGGCATCGGCTGCGTTAAAAAGCTTTTCACAATATTGATATATCGCTTCGAGCTGTTCGCCGTTCTCGTAGTGGTCGCCAAGGTCGCGCCACTTCGCCGCGTCGGGATTACCTTTTACAAGTACGCGCGCATAGGGTGATGCAATTATGCGGACATTGCAACTGTCGAGCCAGCCTGCACCGCCGGAGGTAATGGAAAATTTGACCTCCGGGAATTGTTTTTTCAGGTGCTCGCGGAAGTATGCCGCCGCGGCTCTGTCATAGCCCCAATTTTTAGCCCGTGCAAGCTCCTTTATTGCCGTTTTGATTTCGTTGACTGTTCCGTATGCGGGGAGTTTGTCCGTTCTCGTGCGCTCCCAAAGGGAGGCGGCGCGGGGCTTGCTTGCCTTTGCAACCGTTGCAGGCTTTGCGGGTGCGTCTGTTTTGTCGGCGTTGTCTATCGCTTCGCGCGTGGTCTCCTCATCCGCGAAACCGTACCAAAGTTTTTTTGCGGCGTTCCATCTGTATCTCAAATTGCGGATAGCTGCGCGGACTGTCGCCGACGGGATGCCGTCAAATGTAATCTCGAGACTGTTAAAATTTGTATTTCTGTTTATTGTGTATTCCATTTTTAAAATCCTCCTTATCTCTCAACATAATATGTTATATAGCAGTATGTAGTCGATACCCAGCACGGGGATAAAACAATATAGCCGTTGCCATATCGCCCGCTATACGGTTTTATTATGCCGCCGCTCTTACGTGACACATACCCGCGATAATAAGATGTGTGCAGCTCTTTATATTTAGGGTCGGTCTTAAGCTGTTCGACTGTTAATGTTTTTTGCTGTTCCGCTCTCTTGCTTTCCATTTTCTTTTTCCTCCATGCCTCACGGCGTTTTTATAAAAATTTTTGTTGACTTATTCGCCCTACCGTGTTATAATAGAGGCGTACGGGGGTAAGGCTCCCCGTGCGCCTTTAGGTTTAAATAGTGTGCGACGCTTTCGACTTTGTGCGCACACTATTTTTTTATGCCGTTTTTGCTTTTCTTACAATCTCGGCGGCTTCTGCTGGTGTTTTCGCTTTTGCCTCTATAAGCTGCGCGAGCAACTCAAGCAATGTGTTCAATTCCGCGTTCGTCATTTCTTCCATCTTCCTCCGCTCCTTTCATAAAAGGACGCTTGCCGCGCTCCTTTGCCTTACGCGTTTATTATAGCACATCATGCGGCGGATGTCAATAGTCATCCGCAGGAATATTTTCAAAATGTTGCACAAAGTTTTCGCATCATTTTTGTTGATTTTTTATATAGCGCACAAAATGCCGCTCGTGATATAATATTTATACAAAAATCAGGAGCAGAGGAGCAAAAAAACGATGGAAGAAAAAGAAAAATTTAACCAAGCAAAATATAAATACCAGTGGGCGCAAGAAAATTATTATCGCTTAACGGTCTTATTGCCCAAAAACCAAAAAGACAAAATCAAAGCACACGCGGCAAGATGCGGCGACGGCAGCGTAAACGCATTTGTCAACCGTGCAATAGCTGAGGCAATGGAGCGAGACACCGCAAGGCTTGACGCGCAACAGGCGGCAGAGCTGGAAGCCCTCGCACACGCTCACAAGCCCGCCGGAACATAACAAAAAAGCGCGTGCACCGTCGCCCCCGTCAAAGGGCAAAAAAGCACACGCGCACGCAATGGAGCAAATCAGGCGACGAGCTGCAAGGCAACGCACGCGAGACCAGACCAGAGCCGGAGCGCAACCAAACGCCGAACGCAACCGCAAACCGCAAAACACACAAAAAAGCAAAACCGCCACAAATGCCGGAGAGCCACACCCCCGAACCGCATAAGCCAGCCGCACACGCTCGCAAGCTGCGAGCCGTCTTTTGCCTCGGGCGCATTGTCTCCGCTTCTGTCGGCGGTCTTTTTGCGCTATTATTATTTATATTGCAGTAGTATATTATATTTCGCTTAATATACTATATGCCATTATATAAATTATATCAAGACTAAATATTATATTTACATCCCATAAACTATATTACTATCAAATATTATATTTTATCTTCGATATATATTATATAATAATAAATATTATATCATCGGATATTATTATACTACGATAAAAAAGAAAAATAATTAAAAAGAAAAAGGCACACAGCCGAGCACCGAGCCGCACAAGCTCACCGAGAGCCACAGCCACAGCACGGCACAGCGCAAGAGAGGAGGACGCAAGGGAGAGGCAGAGAGGGAGGGAAGGGGGAAAGGAGAAAAGAGCTGATTTCATGCGCGCGTTATTCCTCCGGGTGCGCCGCACGTGCATATAATGGCACGTTACAGCCGAGGACGCGACAAAACCCGAGACAGGCAAAAAAGCAACTGACAATAGCAACGCAGACAAGCCGACAGCCGAGGACGCAAAAACAGCCCAAAAACGGCGTTACATGCTTTGATAATTACCAATTATATTAGCATATGCGCAGGGCAGGGGGGGTATTTCCCGACTGCAAAGGGGCGAGCCGGACGCATACGCCCTATCAGCAGCCCTTCACGCAATCTCGTTCCTCAAAACGGTTCAAGGAAACCATAAAAAAATAGTAACAAATCGTGGTAACAAATTGCAGAAATATGTTTCATAGCAATTCATAATGGAATTTTGTGGAAAAATAAAAATAGTGGCAAAACACAATATACAGCATAAAAATAGAGCTATACCACAACATCTTGTAGTATAGCCCTATTGGTGCCGGAAGCGGGGGCTTAAATCATACAATATATAGATGATTTTATGAAATTGGCAACAATATATTGTGGTTTTTTGGAAATAGTAACAAAAAAGTAACAAAGCAAAGCTCGCGAGGCGTTACTTAAGGCGGGAAATTATAGAGAGTTTATCCTCGTCGTACATATGACCGTATGTCTTAGTAACCTGTTCGGGAGTATCGCTTATGAGGTCGGCAACTACGGTGTAATTGGCTCCGAGGTGGATAAGCATAGAAACGAATGAATGGCGGAGGTCATGGACACGGATGCGTTTCACGCCTGCCTGTGCGATATGTTTTTCAAAATAGCGGGTAAGAGATGTTGGCGGGATTGGTCTTTCGCCGCCGAAGAAGAACGGGGATTTCCCCTGATAATTTTCAAGTTCGGTTTGCGCTCTCGGGCAGAGCGGGATTTCCTGCACCTTATCTGCCTTTGTGGATACTATTTTGAACGGCATCCTGTCGAGCGTTCTGAAAGTAACGGATTTCGAGATAAGCACACTTCCCTGTTTTATATCTTCGGGAGAGAGGGCGAGGATTTCCCCGCGTCTGCGTCCCGTAAAAAACAGCAGAGTGAAAAGGCAGTGCATTTCGGGGTCGTCTACGGTGGAAATGAATTTATCAAATTCTTCTTTCGTCCAGAATTGCATAGGGGATTTCGGTGCGCGGCGTTTGGGCTTGGGAATTTCCGCAAGGTAGTTTTTATATCCGTAGCGGCTCTCGCAATAGCCGAGGAAAGCGTTTATCTGATTTCGGATATTTATAAGTCGGGCATGGGAATAGAATTCGCCCGTGCGGGGATTTTTCCTGTTCCAGAGTTCGTCCTGCCAACGATACAGTTCTTCTTTTGTAAGAGCTGTTATTTTTTGATTTCCGTAAAGCGGGAGAAGGTTCTGCTCATATCCGATTTTCTTATCATAGATAACTGACGGTTTATTTTGGTTCTGTATAGATGCGAGATAGAGTGGGACAAGCTCGCCGACGGTGGGTGTTTCCTTTTCGGGATTGACGGTTTTCTGCGGGCGTGCCTTTTCCTTATTGACCTCGCAATGTTCCGTAATGAATTTTGCATGTGCGGCTCTGGCAAGTGCTTTTGTTTTATAGCCGGAGAGCTTCTTCTGCGAGACGTTGCCGAATTTATCGGTTATGCGGAAAATGACATCATAGACCTTGCCGTTATTTTTGGTCTGACGTTCTCTTACCGAATGTTTTGTACTTGAAATATAAAATTCTGCCATTTATTTTACAGCACCTTTAAGAAAAAATCTTTGATATATTGAATCATGGAATTGCCGGCGGCGATCGACTGTTTTTCCAATTCATGCGTATATCTGATAAAGCCTATATTGCCGTTGAGAATATCAATGGCTAAAAGCATGATTACGAACGCAAGCGTGATTGAAAACCAGATAGCGAGAAGCCGCTTCGACTTGCGGACGTTCATGAGCTCGCTGTCCTTATCGGCGCGGACATTTGCAAGCTCTCTCTCGTGCAGCTCGGTGATGCGTTCTATTTCCTTTTGCTTTTCGCACAGCATTATCTCATACTCTGTCGGTTTCTGACTTCTTTTATCGGAATCTATGGGAATGCCTATCATTTCATCCACGGAACCGCCCAATGTACGCACTATTCCGCAGACGGTAAAAAAAGACGGGCTTTCCGTTTCTCCGCTCAGTATCTTTGTAACGGTGCTGAGCGGTGTTGCGCTTATATCGGCTATCTGCTGATTTGACAGATTGCTTTTGTTTTTCATTTCCTTAAGCTTTGCGCTTAAATCTCTACCCTGAATTTCCATTCTTCATCCTTTCTTATTTTGTATTGTATTTCAAAAAGACCGTTTTCGGTCACAAATTTGCCGTATTTGATTACATATGTTAATATTATATATTTCGGAATATGATTTGGGCTTTGATTAGTCACCCCGTATATGCTATGCTTAAATCAGGGCAAAGCCCGCAATTTATAAAACAGAATATAAAGCAGAAGGAGAAAACCATGGAAAAGACAACCACAAGACCAGCAAGCATTTATGAGACCGAATACCGTTGCGAATTTGAGAAGAAGCTTCTTGCCGCAGGACTTACGAAGAGTGAGATTTTTCTTCTGCTGCTGAAAATAAAGCAGATTTCGGACAATAAGGTTTAAATAAGGAGAGGGATTTTCCTCTCCTTATCTTTTTATTTTGCGGATTTTCCGCAAATTCGGCATTTAAAACCTCATTTTTCCGATATTTCCGACCATGTATAATAAGAATAGTCGCCTGCTTCTTCTTTGGTGATTTTCGCCGTGCGGCGATTATACACATCGGTATTCGGGGTGGCGGCGAATTCCGTTATGCGCTCGGCTGTCATATTATTCTGTGCGTCGTAGAAACGGAGATACAATGTGAAGAAGCGTCCCGTAGCGGAGCGGGCATATATGGGGAACGAAAGTGTTTTATCCTGAATTTCGAGCTTGCCCTCATAATATGTGATATCGGGGACTTTGAGTATGCCGCTGTGGACTTCCGGCTTCGGTGTTTCCTTCGGGTTTTCCATGACATGCACGGGATGAACGACTATTCCGTCCTCTTCGGTGAAATCATCGATTATACAGACGAAGAGAAGAGGAACTAAAGCACCGAAAAATGCGGCAAGTCCGTATGTTATATAAAGCCGGGCGAACGGCTCTTCTTCGGTATTTTTGCCAAGTCCCGCCATGAATACAATCGCGCCGATGACCATGCAGATTATCATCAGGGCTTTCAACACCCCGATACTGTTTTTTCTGTTTTTCATATACTCACCTCCGATTTAATTGACGATTTCATATTCTATGGAATATGTGCTTACGTCGGTCAGAAAGTCCGGCGGGATAAAATCAAAACCGGCAACAGTACCCGGGGCGAATGAAGAGGGTTTCCACACCTTTGTATCGTTGTATATGACTTTTCCCTTTGAATTACAGATTTTTATAGTAGCTTTCACTTCCGAAACGGTCTGCGAACTGCAATTCTTTGTTTTTACATAGTAGTGAACATAAGCTCGGTCGTTCACATAGTCTGCTTCGATAACGCGCCGAATCTTCAATGCAAAGACATCCGTTGTTTCTTTTCGGCAATGTGCGCACTGTGTACTGCGTTCGGTTTCGCTCAAAGGATAGTATGTGTGCCTTGCGGGCACGATTTCTTTCCATTCTCTTTCGCGGCACTTTGAGCATTCCTTATAGCTTCCGCCCTGAGCTGTGCAGGTCGGCTTTGCCGTTTCCACATAGCCGAATACATGCTTCTCGTAAGTATCCTCATATCCGCAGTTTTCGCCGCATTTCCCGCAATAAGAATACTTGCGCACAAGATGGCTCTCGCTGTCCGACCTGAAATATCCTGTGCTGTATGTATAATCGCTATGTTCTTCTGTATAGTTTTCTTCGCCGCAGGGCACTCCGCAAAACGCGCAGTTTATGAGCTTGCGCACGGAATGCGATGTGCCGTCGACTTTTCTGTAAATATAATCGCTTTTGAACTCGGTATGTTCTTCGGTTATGTTTTCATTCTCGCAAACAAGACCGCATTTGGGGCAGCGGCTTTGTTTATTATAGGTATGAGTTTTTTCGTCTGATTTTATATGAATGATGTCGTATGTATAATCAGTGCTGTGCTTCTGCTTTTTTGTTTCGATTATTTCCTTGCCGCAACGGTCGCAGATGAAATCACGCGTAATATCGTGATATTTTGCGTCACCAGCCCTTTGGGCATATGTGATGCTGTGATTATCTTTGAAAGACAACTGGTGATAAAAGCATTTTCCGGTCTTTTCATAGACAAAGCCGGATATCTGACGGCGGAACACCACCGTGAGCGTTACCACGGCTATCAGAATTGCCGCTATGACGCAGAGGGCAATAATTGTACCCTTTTTGATTTTGACGCGCTTACGGGGCTTTTCGGGCGGTTCAGGCTTCGGAAACGAACTGTCCGGCTTTTTCGGAGTGTCGGGAGCGGGCTTTACCACATTCAAAGCCTGAAGGGAAACATATCCGTCGGCTCTTGCGGCATCGGCGCACACTTTGCAATACTCGCGCACCGTCTTTCCGTTTTCGAGATAGAGCCTTGTTTCCTTATGCTCGCCGCAACACTCGCAGGTATCTGTGATTTTTCTTCCGCCGTAGCTTGTCACGGGTCTGTTTGCGGCTTCTTTTGCGGCTGTTTCTTCGGCATTTTCCTTTATTGAAATTACTCCGAGTGCCACTATGATTATCAAAGCCGCGATGCATGCTATGCCGATAAACCAGCCCATCGGCATCACTTCCTTTTCTTTATAAGATAGTTTATAAAATTCTCCAGCGCGGATTTTTCCTCTGCTGTGAGAGTTTTCATGAGGGATATAAGGCGGGCATCCTCGTGGGGATTGCCCTCACCTTCAAGCAGGGTGTCCGCGGGGACGCCGAAATAGTCGGCTATTTTCAGAAGGGTGGCGCGATGCGGGACGGATTTTTCGTCCCACTTCGAATATGCCGCATTGGACAATCCTATTTCCGCGCATACAGCAGTAGGCGTTTTCCCTGCTTTATTGCACAACTTGATAAAGTTTTCTTTAAACATAGCACCTCATTGTAATCTTGCACAATAAGCAATGCGGCGATTTGTGCAAGTATACGAAAGTTAGTAAAGTTAGATTTTGCAATTGACAAAGTTAGTAAACTACGTTATAATATAACCGTGGTCATGGTTGACTGCGCTTTGAGATAATGAAATTGAGGTAATCGTCGAGTTCTTTTATTTCCTCTGCAGAGAGGTTGCGCGTCCTGCTTATCAGGTCTTGCAGCTCGGCAGGCGTGGCGGGGGTATCGGAATCGTCAAAAAGTAAGGAAACCGGAACGCCGAAGTAATCAGCGATTTTCTGCAATACCTTTGCGCTCGGAATAGTCCCGCGCTTTCTCCATACGGAAAAAGTATTTATATTCAGGTTCAAATCCTCGAGCATTTTTTTCTTTTGGATATTGCGCTCTTCGAGCAGCCGCTCAATTTTCTGGACAAACGACATAGTATCTCCGCATATTAAACAAATAAAATAACGCTTTTTTGTGCAAGTATACGAAATCAAACATTTTGTTTGATTTAGCTTGACATCAGTCAAACATTTTGATAGAATATAACCACAGTACACCACCGCGAAAGGAGGTGAAAGAAATGGGAAATGAGAACCGTTTTACCTCTACGGAAAGAGACCTCGAGCTTCGGGAAGAAGAGGAGGAGTACAGGCGCTTCATGGAAGAGTACCGACAACTGGCGGAAGAGCGTCTGCAGCTATCTAAGGAACGCTTGCAACAGGCAAAAGAGAGCTCGCAACGGGCAAAAGAGAGCCTTCGGCGTTCTAATCGCAGTATTTGCTTTGCGTGCATTGCTTTGGCACTTGCAATAGCAACCATTATTTTCGCATTGCTTTATTGATTATTCAAGCGAAAGCTAAATAATGCAATAACTCTTAATTTTTAAGAAGCAAGCCCATCAGCGCACGAAGATTGATATCACATTTGCTCTGATGAAAGATTATCGCTCATCTGCCCGCGTCCTTTCTCTGCGAAATGAGGAACCGGATATAATCGGCGACGATTCGCCGTTCCTCTGCGGTAAGGCATGCGGAAAGCTCCGCTATCTCATCGTGCGGCGTAGGTACATTCTCTCTGCCGAGAAGATAATCGACGGGGACGGCAAAATAATCGGCGAGCTTCTGCAAGGTTGCACCGCTCGGCACCGTGCCGTTTTTCCACTTTGTAATCGAGCCTGTGGCGATGCCCGTTTCTTTGACAACTGTCAACGGGTAGGTATTATTCTTTCGGCACAGCTCATAGAAAGTATTCCAAAACATAAATCTCCGTTAAATTCACCAAAATGAATATAGCCGATTTGTGCAAAAGGTAGAAACGGCAGAAATTCATCAAAATGAATTGACAAATTCACTAAAGTAGAGTAAAATATAACCGTGGTCGATGCAATACGGCTTCAGAAAAACAGCATTTTTTACAAAAACCGCGGTATAACCGAGGTTATACCTTTATTTTATAGTGCAAATTCACTTTTGTCAATACATTTTTACAAATTTTTGGAATTTTTCATGAAAAATAATAAAAAAAGTTGCTTTGCAACGGAAAGGAGGCAAAAAAATGCTCGGAGCCAACATTAAAAGAGCGAGAATAAGAAAAGGACTGACGCAGGCGGAGCTTGCAGGAGAGGTCGGCGTTACGAAAGCCGCCATCTACTACTACGAAACCGGAATGAAAACACCTTCACTCGCTACGATAACAACAATTTCGAGAGTTCTCGACGTTACAATCGATGAGCTGGTGAAAGATATTTAACAAAGCAAGGAGGAAGAATGGAATGACAAGACAGGAACGCGAAGAAATGTTCGCAAAAGATTTCCTCGTGGCAGAGGATTTGATGAAGCTATGCGGCTGTTGCCGCTCGGATGCCTCACAGCTGATACAGGAAATAAAGCGCAAAAGCGCAGACCGCTTTCACAAGCAGGGGCGCATACATGTACAGGACTACATAGAAGCCATGCAGCTTGACACTTCCCGATATTACGGTGCCGTGGGCGAGGTAATAATCGCCAAGATGGAACCGATGCCGAAAGCGGCGAATGAGGAAGAAGCGCAGCCGCCGAAAGAAGAGCCGCCTACAGTCGAGCGCAAGCCGCTCTACAATGTAGTGGTAATCAACGGTGAAAGAATGAAGGTATACAGAGGGGAAGGCTGAAAAAAAATGGAATACACAAAAGCGGAACTTGAAAAAATGATGGAGCGCAACGGCGGCTCGCTTGACCTCAGCGGATGCACGGGATTGACAGAGCTACCCGATAATCTGACGGTCGGCGACTGGCTTGACCTCAGCGG